TCCCCCAGATGGGTGTGCGCGCCGCGCAGTTTGCTGCCCCGGCGGGGTCAGCGGCCGAAGAATTCCTGAAACAAACGGGTGACGAGTTCGACACGGGCCAAGCCCAGTACAACCCCGACGTGTATGGTCGGGGCGAAGTCGCCTCTGCGCTCATCAAGGGCGGCCGGTCCCTTGCCCCTTCTGTGGCTGCGGGCGCCGCAATGATGGCGGCTCCCATCGTGGGCACAGGCGTAGCCGGTGGACTGTTTTTCGGTTCCACAGCGTCCGACACCTACGAGCGAGGTCTTAAAGCGGGCCTGAGCCAAGAGGATGCCAAGGCTGCGGCCCTGAAGACCGGCGCTATCGAGGCGGGTGGAGAACTTATTGGCGACCGGCTGGGTCTCGGGCTGATTACTGGCGCTGGCAAGGGTCTTTCCGCCATGGCCAAGGGCGTGCAGATGGGGCAGGGCAAACGCGTGGCTGTGGACTTGCTGGCCAACGCCGGTGTGCAGGCTGGTACAGAATTCGGTCAAGCCTACGGGCAGACCGCCGTGGAGCGCGATGCCGGGATCACCACCGGAGACCCGTTCGCCGCAGGCGTCGAGGGTGCGAAAGTTGGCCTCGGTATGTCCGCGCTCATGGCCCCGTTTGGCGTGGCCGCCGGGTATGCGAACCGCCCGAAGGGAGCGCTGCCACAGGCCCCCGAGACAGCGGCTCCGGCGCAGGAGTACGCGCCAGTTTCCGAAGGCCCGACATCCGATATGTTCGGCGGGCGCGGAGAGTTTGCAATGTATCCCCCTACCCCGCAAATGCAGTCCGCCGACCCTCGCGTTATGGACCAGCCAGATATATTCGCGGGCACCGCTATCCCCATGGGATACAACCCAGCATCCACCCCAATTACTACCGCCGGACAGGAGTGGCAGGGCATGACCCCGTCCGACATGGGACCACTGAGCATGGTGGGACTCCAAGGCGCTCCCCAAGGGGAAGTGGCTCCTGTGTCTGCTGGGCAGGCGGGTGTCGAATGGCAGGGTATGCCCCAGTCGCAGCCCACGCTCGAAGGCGGATATGGGTCACTGGAGGAGCAACGTGCGGCGGCCATGGCCGAGCAAGAACGCATCGCAGCCGAACAAGCCCGCAAAGAAGACCTCGTCGAGCAACGCATCGCAGCCGTATCGGGTGCTTTCGGGGTAGAATCACCTCTGTCTCCTTCTGAGGGAGTTTCTTCTGCGGTCGCCCCCTCAGTTACTCCGCAGGAGCCACAAACTCCTGCGGAGCCTTTTGACCGCCAGAAACTCGCCCGGCAGACCCGCAGCGACATCGCGCGTACCGCGCAGGACATGGGCATCCAGATCACTGGCAAGCCCACCAAGGCGCAAATTCTGGGGATGATCGACGACAAGATCGCGGGTAAAGAGCCTGTCGCACCTGTCGCCCCGGCCAAGCCCGCCCCGACCAAGGGTCCAAAGGCACCCAAAGCAACGGCAACGGTTGCCGAACCCTTCGACGAATCCACACCCGAGTCCGAACTAGCGCAGGCAGTTGCGGACGCTATGGCCTCTGGTGCCGGTATGTCCATGACCAACAAGGCACTGGAGTCTGCCGTGCAATCCCTGCCGGGCGGCAAACCCAAGGGGCGTATCACCATCGGCCGCAACATCATGGCAGGTATCGTGCGCGCACTGCGCAAGCCGTTCAACCCTGACACCAATGCCCCAGCTACCCCATTGATTTACGTCGAGGGCACGGCCAAGACCGACAAAGACCTGACCAAGAAGTACGCTACACAGATGACCGGCATGCGCGACGCCGCGCTAAAGGTGGCCAAGGCGTACGAGAAGTTGTCAAATCTGGCGAGCAACACGCTGCGGTCAGAAGGGAGCATCTCTAAGTCCGCGGGCACCCGAACGCTGCAGGCTACCCAATACACCGAGGCTCGACAACTAGCCCAGCAGCAACTGCGCAACGCCGTCGAAGAATTGATTGCTGCATCCGGCTCGGCGGCCAACGCCAACGCCCTCGTGGCGGCGTTCAAGACCCGCGTGCAGACCGAGATGGCCAAGAAAACCACCGACACCGATAAGGGCGCATACTGGACCTCCATGGACGTGAATCTCAGTCGCGCGTGGAAAATGTTCAACGACGGGCAGTTGGAGAATACCGAGAACCTTGTCAATCTCTCCACGGGCGAGAAGCGCAACGCGTGGGAAATCCAGAAGAAAGGCGCTGCAGAGGAGCCGCTGGTCGCCGCCGCAGAAAACGGTTACGCAGGGCACACGAAGGGTGCCAAAGAAAAGGGATTCCAAGGCGTACTCAACTACCTGTGGGCGCACGGCAACACGTCGTACGAACGCATGCTGGCATCGGCGTTGTCGCGGGCTATGCGCGGCCAGACCAAGAAACCCAAGGTCGTTTTCGACGTGGCAGAGGGCGAGCACGCCAGCTACACACCTGCGACAGACACCATCCACCTGTCTAAAACCGCATCTGCCGAGGTAACGCTGCACGAGGCGCTTCACGCTGCCCTGCAGTGGCTTGTGTACACACAGCCCAACAACCCGAGCGTCGCGCGTCTGCGCCAAGCCGTCAAGGACGTGGTGGCCTACGACCGCTCCAAACTCAAGAGCCCGAACGCCAAGGCCGCCTACGACATCATTGCTGGGCTGGCCAAGTCCGACAAACCGGGGGACATCAACGCTGCCCTGCTGGAACTGGTGTCCTACGGCATGACCATGCCCGACTTTGTCGCCGCGCTGCGCCAGATACCCAGCACACAGGACCAGAAGTTCGCTTCGCTGGCCAACAAGCTGTACGACATGTTCGCCAAGCTACTCCAGCGCTTCCTTGGTGTGTCGAACACCGTGGCCAACGATGTCATGGACGCCACCGCCCGATTACTAGAAGAGTCCACGGTCAACGACCGCGCCAAAGCGTTTGGAGAAAACGTGGTGAAGCGTGGGAGTACGCTCAATGCCGCCGTCACCTCCTCCACTCCCGCCTCCAACGCTGCGCAGCCGGGGCAGCCCCAGTCGCTCGACCTCACCCAGTTCACAAAGAAGCTGATTCCCAACATCATCACCGAGCACCTGTTCCGGGCGATGGGGTGGACGAAGTTGTCAGGGCAGGAGGTGATGAACGACAAGGGTGAACTGGAAATGCAGGAGGGATCATTCCAAAAGACCGCAGGCAAAGTCGCCAACTACATCAAGGACAAATCCCCAGCCCTGTCCAAGTACATCTCCTACGTCAACCCCACGTTCGGTGTGCCTGTGCCGATGCGCGAGTGGTTCCAGACGTTCAAGACCGACAAGCACACCAGTGCCATCGTGACTGACGCGCTGGCCAACAAGATCGCTTCGTTCGATGCGCCTATCGTGCTGGAAATTATCAGATACCTCGACGGCGATGTGAAAGAAATCCGCGTCGGCGACAAGGCCCAAGTCGAAGCCAAGGAGCTGGCCGACATGATGCTGGAGCACCGGGCACGGTACATTGCCGCGCTGCGCAGCCCCAAGGCTAAAGCATTTTTCCGCGACCTGAAATTCTCCGAGTCCATGGTGTTCGCCACCAGCGCCGACCAAGTGTCCAGCAACGCACTGGGCGCCCGCAAGCTGAACGAACTGGCCGCGCAAAAGACGCTCAAGTCCATGAGCGACAACATCTACGGGCCACTGGACAACATGGGCAAGCCCACACCGGGCGGCCGGTATAAGCAACTCATGCAGACCGACCCAGTAAACCCCACCAAGGAGCCTATACCCGCTGGGTTTGTCCACGAGTCCCGGTGGGATAGCCTCCCTGCGGACACGTTTCCGGCCAACGATGGCCTCATCTGGACGTTCGAGGGCAAGGCGGTCGAAGCCGACACATACGTTTTTACAGCGTACCGGGACGCCAAAGCCGCCATCGACGAGGGCAAAGCAGACTCCGTGGCCAACGCGCTTCGCAATACCATGGCGATTCTGGCGGCCAGCTACGCATCTAACAACCTGACAGATGCCATTGCGAGCAAGTCGGGCGACGCCGACAGCGTGGTTTTCGACAACGTCAAGCAACTCAACAAGGCGCTCGACATCACAGTGCTCCCCAACTCCATCCTGAACCTGTCCGACCCGGAGGCGAAGTCCCCCAAGCTGCAGGGTATATACCGCAGCAAGCATCAATGGGTGCAGATTCCCGCCAAGGGGGACATCGAGGTGGAGATAGATGGGAAGGTGGTCTCGGTGCCCGTGGGCACGTACGGCGCGCTGCAAGGCAAGCTGGTCCGCTCCGATGTCTGGGCTGCTGTGCAGGACATGACGGATCGCCGCCCCATCCACGACATTAGCGCCCTGCACGACACCATGCGCCTGTTCAAAAAGGCCAAGACGATTTACAACCCCGGCACGCACTTGACCAACATCGCCAGCAATACCACGTTGGCCATGATGCACGACATCCCTATGGTTACCGTGGGCAAGGCCACAGCCATGTTGTTCAACTACGCCAGGAACCCGGACGCCATGGCCCTCGAGGAGCGCCGCGTCATGCACGCGTTCATGAACTCCGGGGCCATGCTGGGCGACTTCTCCAGCATCGAGGTCAAGCGTTCCCTGTACGAGGCGTACAAAGCATCGGCCGCAACCAACGAGCCCACTGGCGTGTACGACAAATTGCGCGGCTGGGCGAGCACGGAACTGGCCAAGCGAGACAAGCTGGCCAAGTGGGTCAAGGAGGGCGGCAAGACCGACGACCGCATCACGGCCTTCTACGCTGCAGAGGACAACGCGTTCCGGCTGGCTGCCTTCCTGTCCAAAGCGGGCGAGATTGCCACGACCAAGGGCAAGACATACCTGACCCCCGCCGAGTTCAAGAAAGCCGGGGATTACGCCCGCTTTGCCTTCCTCGACTACGACATCGACTCCAAGGCCGTCAAGGTTATGCGCCAATCTGTGCTGCCCTTTGTGTCATGGTCTTACGCCATCATGCCGGTGCTGGGGCACATCGCCCTGCACAAGCCGTGGAAACTGGTCAACGTGCTGCTGGCCTACTCCATTCTGGACGCTGCCATGGGCGGGGACGAGGACGACGAGGTGCGCAAAGGCGGCCCGGAGAAATTCCAGTCCCGTCTGTGGGGCGTCGGCCCGCACGCCTACATCCGCCTGCCCGGTCTGGGCGACGACCAGAACCCTGTGTACTACAAGCTGGGTGCGTATGTACCCACCGGTAACTGGTTTGATAAGCAGCCACAGGGCTTCCTCGGCATCAACAACTGGCCACAGCCTGTATCCCCCGGCGGCCCGTTCACCAACGCCATCATCGGACTCATGGGCGGTGTGGACCCCTACACAGGCAAACCACTCTCTGCGCCCACGGATAGCACATGGGAGGAAGTAGGCGACCGGGCCAAGTTCATGGCACAGACCTTCACACCCCCGTGGGCACCCACCGCTGCGGACGTGGCTACCAAGGCTATGGGCGGGCAGGGTAAACCCGAACTGGGCATCACCGGCAACCCCGTGGGCAATCTGGACGCCGCTCAGAAGTTCCTCGGGTTGCAGGTGCACTCGTTCAACACCATCGAAGCCGGTGCAGTTCAGGCCATGGTCGCGCGGGGTATCAATGCGGAGTTCGACAAAGAAGTGGCTAAAATGAGGCGGCTATCGTCCCAGTATAAGGACTTGGCGGAGGCTCAAATAGCCTTCAACGCCCGCCGTGACGAACTCCTGCAGCGCAGGGACGAGCGGATCAGAGAACTCAAAGGAGAATGAGATGGCAACACGTAACTACGCCAAGGAATACGCCAACTACCAAGGCACCGAGGAGCAGAAGAAAAACCGCGCGGCCCGCAACTCCGCACGGGCGGAGATGGTGAAGAAGGGGGTAGTGAAGAAGGGGGACGGCAAGGATGTCGATCACAAACATCCCATCGTCAAGGGTGGAGGCAACGGGGCCTCCAATCTCCGAGCGGTCCCGGCATCCCAGAACCGCTCGTTTGCCCGCACCAAGAACGGCGGGATGAAGTAACTACGCCCCGGGCGTGACCAGCGCCCAGTCTTCCGCAAGAAGGTCGGTCTGCGAGGCCAGCCAAGGCACGCGGGCGCCGGGGGTGTTTTTCGCGTCGTGGGGATAGCTCATGTAAATGTAGGGTAGCGTCATCTTGCTGTGGGCGTCCGGCACCTGTAGCGTCAGCCACAGCCCTGCACCGTTCCACCCGGACCGCGCAACGCGATTGCCGCCCTTGAGCGCGAGAAGGGCTTCCCCAAAGTTCGTGCCCATACCTGTGTGCAACTTCTCTTTCAGAGCGTAGCCGAGTAGCGGCCACACCTTGCGCAGGGCCGCCTCCCATGCCCACTTCTCGCCTTCGGCCTTGTTGAACTCGGCCGGGTCTGCGCAAGCGCTCTCCCCATGCACCGTGTACCCATTGGCCAGCGTGAGTTGGCAGATCGTGGTAATACCGTCCGGCAGGATGGTGTATGTGGTGCCCTTCACGGCGTCCATAACTTGTTGCTGTGTAACTTTCATCGCTATCTCCTAGATTGTAGCCCCGGCGACCATGCTTAGGGCCACTGGGCTGGGTTGGTAAGACTTCGCGCCGGTGATGGCCTGAGCGAACCGGGGGTGGTTCATGTTCAGGACCAGACACCATGCCTGTGCAGGGTTCTGCCCGTGGCAGCCCTTGTAGATTGTTACCCGCTGGTTGACCGAGACCAGTGCCCCGGCCGCGCCCAGTTCCTCTGTGATGCGGTCCAGTGAATCCTTGGACCGTGTGAGCCATCGCTTGAGGAGGGCGGTGTTGATGGCCATGCGGCTGCCGGGTAGCACAGGGTTCTGGGCGTCGAACACCAAGGTCATGCGGGCTACCGCCTTGAGGGGCAGCGGGTACTGGGGCACTTCCTTGCCCTTGCCGCCCTGTATGTACTCCTCGCTGGCTACCAGCAGCATGTCAGCGTGCTCCTGCAGGAACTGGCCGATGGTGTCGAAGGCGTCTGACGCGGTGGCCACGGCCTGCGCGCGCAGCGCCACGATGCGGTCCATCATGTGCTGGATAACGCGGGTCACGTCGAACCGGACAATCCCCAGCTTTTTGCCGATGAGCCCGACAATCCACGCCGCCACCACGTTGGTCTTGTAGAACCGCTCCTCTGTCTCGAACGCAAAAGCAAACTTCTTGTCGAACGCAGCAGCGCCGTCTTCCCACACCTTGCGCGCCCCGCCCATGGCCACAACCGCCTCGACCACTTCCGGGATGAAGAACCCATGGTTGTGCTCGATGGCGTTGAAAAAGTCGTGGGCACCACGCACCGCCAGCTTGGCAAAGTAGTTGTCGTCCTGCAGGAACTCCAGCGTGCGAATTCGCACTGGGTCGCTCTGCGACAGGACTTCGCTGTACTTGCTAATCAGGGAGATGTTGCACGACACCATGGTCGGTCCTGCCCAGACAGCAGGCTCGCGCAGTTCGCGGTCCTTGGTCATGGCAATCTTCTCCCGGCCTTCGCTGAAACTGTATGCCATTTCTGTGGCCTGCTCGGGCGGCAGCATGGTCAACTCGTCCACGGTACCCGGCATGTTGTTGAGCACACCCCGCATCTTGTACGTGGCATTGCTGGTGTCCTTCGAGCGCATGAGCAGCGCCTTGGGGTGCCCGAACGTGCTGTTGGCCGCATACAGGCAGGTTGTCTTGCCCGTGGTGGTCTTGGGGGAGTAGAACGAAATCACTGCCGTGGCATTGCCCGCCACCGGGCCGAGGATGCCCACGCCGGACAGCAGGATAGCTGCAGCCACGTTGTTGGCCTGCGGGATGTCCAGCATCGCCGTGGCATCCGCCCACGCTTCGCGGTCGCCCTTCATGCAGATGATGTCAGCGTAGCGGGACGCTGGACCCTTGAGGCGCCGGGCCACATTGCCTGTGGGTGAGTTGATGAGGGTTTCCCCGCATAGGAACGAGCCGTCGTCTTGCCATCCGAAGGCCACGAAGTCCGCGCCAGAGGGTGCCTGTTGCTGTACCATTTCCAAGTAGTTCATGAGGTAAATCCTTGTCCGTTCTTGCACGGCCTGTTGAGTGATAAAAATTTGCTTGTTGATGAGATAGTCGCTCAGGTCTTTGGGGCTCGACAACTTGCCCAGCGGCAGTTCGTGCTCTTTCCAATTCCCCAGCGGATACTTCACATGCAGGGTAGCGGTGGTGCTGGAGTACGAGTGGTCCGTGAAGATGCCGGTTATGTACATCTCCAGTGGGCACACCAGTGTCTTCTCCGTCACCATCGCTTTCAGCTTCTTGCCGTCTGAGGCCGTAGTGCTGATCTCCTTCTCCACGTCCATCCAAATCTTGCCGCCGTCCATGAAGTAGTCGCCCGGCAGGCTGATCGCCACCACACCGGGCGGAGGCACGATGTCGATGACTTTGTTCAGTCCGGCTGGGCTTGTGATAGTGCCCTTGCGCGGGCAGCCTGCGCACCCGCTTGAGCAATGCTTCTCGAACTCGACACAGGTAGTTGGCCCCGTGGCCTTCCAGTTCAGCATCTTCGCTTTGGAGTCGGCAAGGTCAAAGCCCGGATACTTCCCGGCCATGGCCACCACTGCCCCGTCCACGTCTGTGCAATACTTTGCAAACCCGATGGTGGCCCGCCACATAGGCTCGGTCACCGGGCGCCCCGCCGCATCGCTCACTCCGCCGGAGGCAACAATGGCGGCAAGCTGCGCACACCCTTGCACCACGGCGTCCAGCACGATGTCGCCGGTATCCAGCAGCGCGGACATGACCGAGGAGCGCCCCTTGGTGCCACCCACTCGTATCGGCCGCGTCGCGGAGGCGGCTATCTTGCCGAACCATGGCTTGAGCAACCCGAACAGCATGGCTGGGTCGTAGTCTGGGCAGTCGGCCACACAGCGCACTTCTTTCCACGGTGTCTGCTTCTTGTGGTGCGCGCCCACGGGCCGCAGGACCATCGACGTGTCGTGGATTTTCGAGACATCAATTTCCACCTTGTGTTCGTCCAACGCAAGGCGCAGGGCAATGGAGGCTTTCTCCCAATGCTCGGCTTTGACGCTGGCGGTGAGCGGCCAGTAGCAGTGAATCCCGTTGCCGGAAGACACCACCATGGGCATGGGGAACCCGATGGCAAGCAACCCCACCTTCAGCGCCGCCCAGCCCTCTTTCTGCGTAGCATAGGGTTTACCCGCGCCGCAGTCCAGATCGAATGCCAGTGCCTTGAACGAAGTAGCCAAGTGTTTGTAACGATGGTGCCGGACTTTGCCCTTGTCGTTTGTGTACTCGTGGTTGGCGAATTTGCCCACTGAGTAGTAGACCGTCATGTCGGCCTGTTTATCAAATCGTTGTACCGCCGCGACCGCATCGTCTAAATCTGCAAATGAGCCGTTGTCCCAGAAGAACCCCTTCGGGTTACCTCCGGTCGGGTCTGGTTTGTGAGTGCAGATTACAACTTCGTCAGTGGGGGACAACACGCGAGTAAAGAAAGTTTTTGTGTCCACGCATACCCCTCAGAATGAAAAACCCCGGCGCTGCCGGGGTGAGAAATCGGAAGGCCAGTATATTAGTCGCCGAACAGGTTGTCGAGCTTCGCTTCTAATTCTGACGACGCCTTCACAGGAGCCGCTACTGGTTTAGATGGCGCAGGAGCCGGGGCCGCAGCGGCCGGAGCAGCGTCGTCCTCGTATGCGTCGTCCACGGCAGGCTTCGGCGGAGCCGCGGGGGTAGGTGCGGCCAAGGCTGCGTTCGCCGCAGGAGCGGCAATTGCGGCCTGCGTTGAGCCTGTGGGTGCCATGAGGCGTACTGCCACCTTCACGGCATCACTGCCCGCGATGCTATCAATTTTGGTGATGTGCTTCTCAGGCACGAAACCCTTGCGTGTGAACGTGATCCTGGGGTAGCTGGCGGTGTCGTCAAAGCCCAATTCGGTTATGGTTTCCTCCGGGTTCATGCCGAAATTGTCTAAGTCCTTGAAATATTCCCGCAGCGCTTTCATGCCGGACACGGGAACAGTCATGCCATAGACCTTGCTGGGGTCAGACGCAGGGATCACCGCGAGGTGGCGATGGTCGTTACACATCTTGGACTTGGCACCCGACGGCAAAATCTTGGAGCCCAGCACATTGTTGGGGCAGTTGGCGCAGCCGTTCGCCACAGGGGCAGTGACAGAGGCGTCAGGCTTGAGGCCGTCATTCGAGAAGCAGTCAGGGCGGGTGTTGTCCGCGCTCTGGTCGTACGCCTTGGCATAGAACACCTTGCTGGTGCGGGGGTTGACGCCCACGATGATGGCGTCCAGCGTGATACCCACGGGGGTCTCGACGCCGTCTTCCACCAACCGGTAGCGGCCAGCACGAATGCTGATCTTGGGGAACGATAGGCCACCGTCGCCGAGGATGGCTTTCATGGCATCGGACTTGCCGTTGCCAGCGGCCTGACGAGCGGCGATACGGGACGCGATGTGCGCGGGTACTTGTGTGATTGCGGTTGTAGTCATGAGACTTATTCCTTTGAGGTGGTTTTACGGAAATTGAAGACTTGCACGGAAGAGAAATTCACTCCGGGCGGGGGTACACCGTGGCCTTCAACATAACTTTTCACGGCGGTTTTTGACGCGCGGGATTCAATCAAATCCCACGTGTTGTTTTCTTTGCAGAACTCGAACAACGCATTGCGGTCAGCAACTGTTGCGGCATTGTGTGTGGACCAATACGCGGTCCCCACTGATGTTGGAATCTTCACCATGCCCTCTTCTTGGGCGCGCAAAGTAAACCAGTTTTCGAGGTCCAGCATGGTGGCCTTTTTCTCGGCCACAGCGGTCTTGGCCTCGGCTTCAATGGCTGCTACCTCATTGCGAAGGGCGATATATTTTTCGCCTGCTTGTTCAAAGTTCAATTGATTTCTCCTTAATAGTTCCACTGTTTACAATTTTTAACCCTACTCACTGTCGCTTGCGAAACACCGAAGCGTTTCGCAATCCCCTGCTGGTCTCCGTCCGCTGCGCGTATTTGCCGCGCGGTATCGGTATTCAGCGTATTCGTACGCCGGTTGCGCCCTTGCTCTTTCTTCGTGGCCCACCGACAGTTATCGGGGGCATACCCTTTGTTGTTGTCGATTCTCTCCAGTGTCCCACCCGCTGGCGCAGCACCCATGTCCGACAAGAACACTGCGAAGTCATCCCAAGCGGCGCAGTACGTTATGCCCCGACCACCATAGTTGCGGTACGCCGCGTGCTCTGGGTTGTCGCATCGTTGGCGCATGTGTCGCCAACTCGCATACTCTTTGCTCTTCCAGCCGCCGTGCCTTGTGCGGACGCATCCGCAGCTACGAGACTTGCCGCCGCGCAAGTTACCAGACGAGCACTCTGCAGTAGCGCCGCAGTCGCATACACAAAACCAATACACGGCGCGCCCCCGATTCGGTAGGCGGCACCACACTTGTAGCGCCCCAAACCGCTGCCCCGCGAGGTCAATCAGAGTCGTCGTTCGTTCCATTTACTAAGTCCAAAAAGTCCCCAAGCACTTTTCGTTTCTGGTGGAGTCGCCTGTAAAGCTCCGCCTCAAATGGTGTTGCGTACAAATGCCACACCGTCGTCTTGCCTTCTGTACTCAGCCTACGTATTCTAGCACAGGCTTGTTCATACTGCTCCAGTGAGTAGATAGGGGCAAACCAGATAATGTCCTTCGCCGCCGTCAGCGTCAGTCCGTGCGCGGCCACCTTGGGGTGTGCCAGCAAAACCTGAATGCCGCTTGTATGCTGAAAGTCATTAAATATCTGATTACGCGCTGTCTTACTCACACCGCCATGCACAGATGCCACATCGTAGCCACCTTTGCGCAATGACGTTTCCAACCAATCCTGCACTCCCCGTAAAGGGCAAAACACTATTACCTTGCCGCCTATTTCATCGAGCAATTCGGTGAACGTATTATACCTGTCACTGGCATCTATTTCAACTCGATCTGTGTCAGAATAAACTACGCCACAGTTGTGCACGATGCTTAGTTCCCCGTTGCGTCCGCGCACCACAAAACGATTTCTCGGGCCACAGTTCAGCACGTCATACACAGCTACCGGACCCGCCGCAGTGGGTCCGGGTCCCCGCGGGAAATTCGGGCGGTCTTGGATTTCCCCGTGGGTGGCTCTGCTCGGGACAGCACCGTCAGGAACCCGAACGTCTGCCCTAGTAGGTCTACTGCGTGATTCGCCATACAAAAACTCCCTCGCCTCTACCCACCCTGCTGTCGAAAGGACTTTGTGGTCGGGCGTCATGAACACACCCGCGCAGTCCACCACAGTCTTATACCCTTGTAGCGCAGACCCGGCGCAGGTTACCCACTCCGCCCCATCCCACACAATGTCCAACGGAGTAACGGTCTGTATGGGCACCCACCCCCTCCCGGTTAGCACATCCGTATCGCCCGCTATGCAGCAGATTTGTAATAGCTTGGCCAGCACCACTGCAGCGTTCGGTGCGGATACCTCCGCGCCAGAGAAAAACGTCACCGCCTTCTCCTGCATCTCCTTGAACGCCTTCTTCTGTTGCAGCGTCAGCGTGGTCTTGCGCCCCACAAAATTCGTGTCTGGCAAGTCCTTGCACTCGTCCAGCGAAAAGCGAATCGACGGCTGCAAAATCTTCTTGCATGTCGTCAGGGCGTCCGGCCGCGCGGCCCACTTGAACGTCGTAATTTTCTGCATCACCATATCCTTGAACGTGGTGTAGCTCTTCGGGCACGCCGGTGAATTCACAAGGCGCGCAAGTGTCCATGCGTCCGCAGGGCTCTGGGAGATGGGTGTCCCCGTCAGCATCCACAGCCATGGGTCGTGCTTCGACATCCACTTCGCAAATATCTTGTACCGCTGTGAGCTTGGCGACTTTAGTGCGGTGGCCTCGTCATAGATCACGATGTCGAAATCCTTCAGGGCGTCCTGCATGTTCGTGAAGCCATCGTGGTTGATGATGAAGTATTGACACCCGGGTGTGGCCAGCAACTCTTCCCGCTTCTTCCGATCTCCTGTGACTACCTTGAAAGCCCTGTGGGGTAAGTGGTGGTACAACTCCCGGCCCCACACCACAGTCAGGGTAGATAGCGGCGCCACGATCAGAATACGCTTGGCCACTCCCTCGTCCAGCAGGAAGTCCGCAGCCCAGATGGCCGATAGGGTCTTCCCAGTGCCCGGCGCGTTCAGCACCAGCGCCCGCTTGTTCATCGTCAGAAACGCTGCCGTGTCCTTTTGATGCTCCATAGCCGTAAAGCGTGCAGGCCACGAGTAGTAGGACAAGATAGGCGCAGGCACACTAAAGCCAAAGTTTTTAAGCACCAGTGACTCTTCAACGCCGTGGTGCAGCGCAAGTAGGTTCTGCCCAGCATGGGTAAATGCCTTCGCGTGGGGAATCACCGACGCCACCTGCGCATAGCTGGGTGAGTCGATGACGAGTTTGCGGGAAGCCGGGACTACGAGCATTACATGATCCCGTTGCGGGCTGCGCATTCGCGTGCGAACTGCGAAAACGAAACAGCGAAGTCCTCCACGTTCTTCTCGTTCACCAGCCAGTATTGCCCTCCGGCCCAGTTGATTGCGTCCGCTTGCTTCTCCTGCCATGCAGTGCGCTTACCGGCACCGAACTTGGTCTCGATGGCAAACGCGCGGCCGTAGCAGATTCCCATGAAGTCCGGGATGCCCGGCGTGCCGAAGCCATTGGCCGCAGGCATGTAGTACCACAGGAAGTCCACGGGGCGGCCCATGATCGCCTTCACAGCAGCCTTCACATCTTTTTCGTTTTTCATTTCCGTTTTCCCTTCTTTGCGTCGCCGCAGATGTCTTGTGCAGGGCACCATGGGCACAGGCCCGAGGGCTTGGCCGCGAATACGCCGAGGTCCACAGCTTCCTGCACCGCCACCAGTCGCGGCTCAATGGCCACCCACAAGCTGTCTGCGTAGCGGCGCTGATACACCACATTGGTCATGTCGTTTGCAACCAACCACACGAAACTGGTCACCACCTCTTCGACCTCTGGGAAGTGCAGGAACACCATGGCCGCAAACAGTTGCATCTGCGTGGGGTTGTCCTTCTTCTTGCCAGTCTTCCAGTCGAGGCAGTACGCCTTCTTGCCGTCCACGATCAGCACGTCCGCGATGGAGCGAAGCCACACGTCAGCGTCGAACCAGCCGCACGGGGTCTTGTCGCGGCGAATGGCCATCTGATGCTCGAACAGTTTTTTGCCCGAGCGGCCACAGATTTTCTTGACCATGGGGAACCAAGCCTTCGCTTCGCTCTCCAACTCCATGAGGCCTTCCAGCACAGGGATGTCTTGGTCTACCAGCGCCTTGCCGTAATTTTCCAGCGCACTGTGCACGCGGGTTCCGTACTCCGTAGCGGTGCTGCCCTCGTCCTTGATGGACTTCAGCACGTACAGGTACTCGAACTTGCGCGGGCACGACTCGTACGTCGAAAGCCGACTATATGATAGTGGCATGAGTTTATCGGCCACGGTGCGTCCTCCGAATTTCACGCGCCATGCTGTTCGCACGGGCTTCGTGCAGCCCGTGTTTGAACGTGTATGTGCAGGTGCTGAACTTGACCACGAACGGATTGCGCCGGGCCTCGTCATAGGTACTGCACGCCGCAGCCAGAAGTGCGGCCGCAAGCTGCGCCCACGTCGATACTACGAATTCACTCATAGGAATCTCCAGTAAATAAACTACTTGGCGTCGCCGTAGCTCTGCCCAAAATCTGTCTCACACGCCAAGGGAATAGTCCCCCGGCACCACGGAGGCGCCAAAGAAAGGCACTCCTCCAAATAGGCTTGCGCCTCCGCCAACTGATCATCTCGCACTACGCACACTACTTCATCGTGTACCGATAGAGCTACCGGATACCGCTGATTGAAGCGTGCAGTTTGCCACATCACGATGCGTCCTGCAAGGTATTGGCAAAGATTTTCTACCACCTTGCCGCCATAAATTTTCACCTTCTCCCGGCCCATGGTGTAAACCCACGTCAACTCCTGTCGGCCGTCCCGCATCATCAACTCTTGCCGCAGGTTGTGGTACTTAACCCCGGGCTGCGCAGCGGTCCCGTAGCCCTCGTTCGACGTGATGGCCCAAGCGTGGCGGTCCACCGGCAGCAGTGAGCATCCCTGCGCTATGTCGGGCAAAATCACATCGTTGCAGTACCGATGCAAGTCCATCACGTTTCCATGCACAGCCCGATACAGGTCCACAATGCGCCGCGCGGTGTCGTCTGGAAGTATGTCCCCCGACTGGATGCGCACCATCTCCTTAAACTTCACCCAGCCCGCACCGTACTGCAGCGAAAGCATGGCGATCTTGCCCAGCATGCGCTCCTTCTTGTCGGCCTTGGTCACCACCCGCCCGAACAGCTTCGACGCGAAGTCGCAGTACAGGTCGATACCACTGGCCAGCTTGTGCACCACATCATCCTGCCCTGCCGCCGCCATGGCCACGCGCAACTCGATGTTGGACGAATCCCCCACGAGAATTTTATACCCCTCGGGCGCGATGATGCCTTTGCGAATGCCCGCTGACGGACCACGCGCTGGCAGGTTTTGCCAGTTAAGTCCATTACCACCAGACAACCTGCCGGTTGTTTTCGCGCCCCAGAAATTCAGGTACACCGGCAGCGGACCACGCTCGGCCATCTCCACCATGCGCAGCACACGAGTCTCCGCAATCGTGGTCTTCACGCCGAGCCGCGCGGACACTGCAGCCACTACCTCCTCGTTGTCGTCCTCCAGTAGCGCCTGAAATTCTTTGTCGGTCTTGGCAAACGCGAACGCAACCTTGCCGGTCTTGGCGGACACCTTGGTCGGCGGCACCACACCCAGATTGCGCAGGTGCTCCGCGAACTTGTCGTTGGACATGATGATGTCCTTCTGCAACTCCGCCTTTTCCAGCAACTCCCGCTTGCGCTCCACCTCCGTCACATACTGCTGCTTTAGTAGCTCTATGTCCCCGTGGAATTGGGGCTCGGTAAACATCCGCACAATCATGTCGATCTGCTTCAACTCAATGGCGGGCACCAACGGCTGCGTCGCGCGGCTAATGTCTCGGCAAATCTCCGTGTCCCCCACACAGTACGCGGCGTACGAGGCCAGAAATTGCGGGCTCATGTCCGCCTTCCTTAATCCCATGGCATTAGCGACCTCCGTGCCCTTGTCCTGCAGTTTGAGATGCTTGGCAATATTGGCCAGCGAGTGCGACGGGAGGTATGGCCAAATCATGCGCGCCATCGCCAGTGTATCCATCCACAACTTCGGTTTAATGCCGAAATGGTGCGCCAGGATGAAGCCATCGAACAACGTGTTGTGGCAGCAGACCGCCGAATTCCCCCAGTCGAAGGTACTGTGCAGCCACCCGGCTATCTCCAACATAGAGCCCGTGTACCACACAGGCTTCGCATCCATGACCCCTACCGACACACCAATAACTTCAAACCGGGAATCCTTGATGTACGCATCGGTCTGCATCTTTGACAGCGAGTAGTCCGCAGAGTAGTAGGTCTCAAAATCCACGTATATGGTCTGCATCAAGTAGCTCCTGTTATGTGGAGTGCGTGGCCATACGGCTGAATAATGTCGGGGTACGCGGACAACATGTACCGCATAGCATCCGCAGCCTGATCTTGCACCGGGCGCGGCTGGTTTGTTCTGTCCATGGCATCGGCAGCCAGTATTGCCACGACACGCGCCGCGACTTTTTCAAAGTCTTCGCAAAAATACTCTGCCCCCTTGTGCACTACCACATACCCATTTTCAATATTCCGCACAAAAAGGGCCACCGGGAGCGCTGAAGCCGTCGGTATTCGGTCCAGTGCCTGCCGTGCTGCTGTGTTTTCCGGCAACCAATCGCGCTTGGTGTACGTCGAAAGTCCGCCGCCGACGAGGGCGTCCCTGTATGCGTCGGGGTTAAATACCGGGCCGCTCACGACAACACCTCCAGCAACTTTTCCATGTAGTGCTGCGCCTTGCGCAAGTCCTCGACGCCACCCTTGTCGTTGCATCGCATGGTGTACTTGATGACGTTTCCCCGGTAGAAGCCCACGGCCTCTTCTTTGCTCATGCAGGAGTCGATGACATCCCACGGCTGCACGGTCTTGGACCTGTAGTGCTCGCCCCCGACCTGTTTCTTTTTCGCTGCGCTCATTTGCTAGTCTCCACAATAAATTTACGGTATGCCTCGCGGCGGGTTTTGATGTCGAGTTTCAAACACTCGATCTCATGCTGTTTCTCCAGCAACAAGTTGTATAGCCGTGTGGCCTCGTCCACAAGTGGTTGTCGTTCCCACGTAGAGTATGTGGGGGTATCTGCGGTATGTGCCATGGTCAGGGCGCTTTCAAAATTCGATGGACGTGGGAAATATGCAAACCATACTGGTTCGCCAACACAAGGGGTTTGTCGCCCCGGCTGTGCGCATCCTTTATACCTTGGTTACGCTCCATGCGCCACTGCTCAAGGCTGTGAGACCCACCAAGGTCTGCACGTAACCACGACACTCCGCCCCTTCTATGTAGCTCTGCCCACTGCGCGTCCGTCAGTCGCACGCATCGCTCGAACAGTTTCTCAGGCGGCTTTGGTCTTGGCACGACGAGTCCTCTTTGGCGCGAAGTTTCCCTGCATCCGGTCCATGTACGCTTCGCTGTTTTTGGACAGCCCGGCAATCTGGCCGTAGTCCTTACCTTCCGCGCGCTTGGTCTCAACTGTCGCACTAGCTGCTGCACTGTGCCGCGCACGCAACTCGACTGGGGTGAACGAGCGGGAATCTATCGCGGTTTGCCAGTGGAACGGGGAGTCCGGTGGGCACTTGCAAGTGCGAGCATTATGTCTTGGCATCTTCTTTGTCCTTGTTGCGTTTCGGTAGTGGTAGCCAAGCCACGCAGAACGATGCGTCCCACGGGCCGGTGGTATGGATGCCGCCCTTGGTGAGCAGGGACACCTTGGCCCCCGGCTCCGGCCAGCGCTTGTCGATGTGCGGGTAGATGAACTCGCCGCCCTCGGGGCCTGCTTGATAGGATGTCATTCTTTCTTCTCCTTCAGTGCTGCAATAATCACAGCGATCACTTCGCCTGTCTTGCCGAAGGCGCGCGTGGCGTTCATAGCGTCGAGCAGGGCGCGCTCGTACTCAGCCTTGCCGTAGGCTTGAATCTGCTCCTCGGTGTAGTGGACCCCGCAGTCGGGTGTGGGTAGTGGTGTTGTCATTTCAGCAGTCCTTCATTCCGAACATTTCAAGCTGCTTGAGCGCAGGTATCACCTTCGCAGCGACAGCAGCGGAGCAGGTAATTTGCGTGACGCCGAACCAGTGAATTTGCACGTCGTCAGCGTCTACATTGACAGCAATCTCTGTGCCTTCGACGGCTTTGCACAGGGCGGTGAGGGCTTCGTTGAGTTTCATTTCGTTACGCCCTTGTGTTGGTGGTTGATACGGCCTACGCCCCAATCGAACATGCCGTAGAGCTTGGAGTAGTAGGGGTACAGTTGCGTGCAGTGGTGCCACGTCCACCAGAACTGTTTGCGGCGGTGTCGGAGCTTCATGTCTTTGCTCCTTGAATCACCGCCAGTGCTATGGCTCGTTGTGGGCTTGCATCCATGATGTCGTTCTCTCCGCACCTGATTACGTTCCACTTCCCGAAGTCCTCCTCCTTGCTGCGAATCTGAAACGGAAAGCAGTCGTACCGTTCCGCAATCGGCCCGATGACGTTCCAGTCAAGGTGAGAGAAGATGCGCCAGTTGCCATCAGTCCAGACCCAGCAGCCAGTAGTATCTGGATAGGCAAGTACAGTCCGTATAGGCCACCCAATCGCCACATCGGGGCCAATGCAACCGTTTTCGTCAATGCGGGTTACCGTCCACCCAATCGCCAGCGCGAGGGCTTTGTCTATTTCTAGATCAGTCATTTCAAGTTCTGCGCTCATCACGCACCTCCTTTGATACCGTGGGCTGCTTCGCCAAGGCGGAACCACTTAAGCTGTTCAGGCCCAAATTCGTGAGTTCCGACAAATGCCCCAATTTCATGCGGTGTCAGCGGCTGGCTGGGGCTTGGTGCGGTTTTGAGGTGGTCAAGCACCAACAGTGCATCAATAGTTACGCCATTTTCTGCGCCCCATTTTTCTAGACAAACGTGGTACACGACCTCTTGAGCCCTAATTACCTCGGGAATGGTGCTTGGTGCGGCCAGCATGTTGGCAGCGCATGCGAGTGTTTCTGAAAGGTCATCAAAATCGCGCACTTGCCCAACACTGAGCAGTCCAGCCGCAACGGTTAATTCTGTGATCATTTTTTCGCGCTCTGCTTGTGTGTATGTAGTCATCCCCTATCCCCCCGCGCTTGCGCGCTCAAAAAGCCAATGAAAAAACCCGCTGAAGTACAGCCCCAGCAGGCCCGCAAATGCCACAGCGCCAATAGCTGCGAGTAGGTTGATGATCCAGCCCATCACGTAGTCGAGTGTGAACGGGTTGTTGAGGTCTTCGTCCTCTGGTAGTGGTGTCATGTTATCTCCAGTAAGCAAGTAGCCACAGAAGGGCTATGTTGATGAACAGCAGTAGGTAGTTAATTGCTCGGCGCATGGTTGACGTACGTGATGATGTTGTCGAGCACCTGAATGGTTTCTGCGGTGGCGCATCCTCCAAGCAGGGCGCACAGGGCGACGATGATAGTGGTCTTCATATTTTTCCTTAATCCCACGGGATTAGTTACAGGGTTACGGTTCCAACGACATCGCCTTTGTGGACGATGTCGTACTCTTTGCCAAATTGCTTGGCGCCTTTTTGTATTGCCACGCTGTGCATGATCTTGAATGAGCGCCCGAGTGTGGACACGTAGATGACACGTGATGCCTCATCGACACTCAACCAGTTCGGGTCCACGTCTGTGTCGGCACCAAGTTCCTCGAAGCCTCGCACTACCTTGCTCTCAAGGCGGGTCAGTTTGTTCAATACTTCAGTTTGGAAATTCATTGTGTAAGTCCTCAAGTTCGTAAGCCATAGAAAGTTTGCGCACCGTTCCATCCGCACAGCGGAAGGGTGGCTGCCCATCGGGCACAACGTGCGACACCAAGCCGGGCTCAATGGAGTTCATGTCCAGTGGGCGCCCAAGCTCGATGGCACAAAATCGCTGCCATGAAATATACAACGATTCGGACAGGCTCATAGTCGCACCTTCACAGCTTTGCCGAACGGCGCGTCATAGTCGCGGCTGCCCACATTGCCCCAGATCACAGGCCACTCGGGCTCGGCGCACTCACCGAGGTTGCCCTCCATGTCCGTCAGGTAGATGAACGCCGCCACACGGTCGGTCTCAGCAACACGCTGGAAGTGGTCGAACACCGGCTTGAACCGTGTGCCGCCAGTACCCACCACCTTGAGCGCCAGAGGATCACCCCGCATGAAGCGCTGCACACCAGTGATGACATCGGTGCAGTACACCACCTCGACCCACTCTGGGTTGGTATCGTCCACGATGCCCTGAATCTCTGCGCACAGTTGGTCCGCCATCTGCTGCGACACAGAGCCCGACACGTCGAAACCAATGGCCAGCCCACCCATCTCCTCGCTGCGCAACGTGGGGAAGTACATGCCACGTCCGATGTACCGGCGGGAGAACCGCGCATAGCTGAAGTCGTTGCGGGCCGTCATCATCATCACCGCACGCATCTCGTCCTGCCACCGCACCGACGCCTTGCCCACTTCGCCGAGGATGCGGGCAATCAGCGCAGAGCCATCGCCGCACTCACGGGCCATCTTCGCGGAGGTAATGATGCGGGCCTCCACGTCAGCCTTGGTCGCCTCGTCCGGGGCGTCCTCCAGATCACCCTTGTCATCCCAGCCACCGTTGGGGTTGGGCGTACCCTCGCCGCCCTTGGGCTGCTCGGACGCTTCCCCCGCCAGCTTGCGATACACGTCGTCAGAGTCATGACTCTCCTTGACCCACGGAATGTCCACGCCCCCGGAAGGCAGTTGGTACCCCTTGTTGAGGATCATGCGGTTGATGATGGCATCGTTCGCGGTATTCCACAGGCCAGCGTCAAGGTCACCCCGGCGCCACATGTGCATGAGGATGACGTGCAGGGCTTCGTGCATGTACAACCCGAACAATTGCTCGTCGTTCCACTGCGAACCCCACTCCTCGCCGAACTTCATCCACGTACCGTTGGTGCTCGCAGTGAACCCTGCGTCGCCCCTCACGATGATGCGCGGCATGGCCGCAACCACAGCCGCAATGAACGGCTCCCGCAAACCCAGCTTGCTTGCAGCAAGGTCAATACGTTGCTCGAAACTCATAGTAAATCTCCAGTAAAAAAGTTAAACCCCGAGGGCTGCGATAGCTTCCAAGAACAGCATCGCCTCGTTCTGCGTCGAGTACGCGTTTCCCACATGAGGCATTATCCGCGCCTGCCACTCTCCGTCAAGCTCGTACGCGCTGATCGGGTACACCTCACCCAACGGTACGCCCTTCACGTACAACACAAGCTCGGGAGAACCGGGCCATGGGCTGTACCACCCTTCGATGTTGCCCGCCGGGTGGGTCATCGGGGGCGTTACCCCCCGCCCGCAGACTATTGTTCCAATGCCCATATTGCCTCCACATGTAAACGTCCGTCTTCCATGCTATCCACGTACTTGACGTGGTCGAATGAGGTGGCCGAGGCCACCAGTTTGCCAGTAATGTCCGGCTCAACACGGCCGAAGACGACCCAGTTGTCAGGCTCCGAGACATACCTACCGCGGGGTTTCGGCATATCCCGGCGACACATTGCATATGCCTTGTTGCTCCCCGTGCTGCGCCACTCTAATCCCATGGGATTAGCCACGCTTAAAAGCTGACTGGTTTGCCGCAGCCCATGTAGTGAACGACGAACTTAATACAAGTTGCTTGCATCTCCTGTACGACAGCTTGACGGTCAGTGTCTGTATGTCCTTGGGCATCTTCTGGAGGAAGTTCCATGCGCCATCGAAGTTCTTCTCGTTCACACGGGCAGCCAAGCCCATGGCGATGCAGTACCGCACATCCATCTTCTCGGGCACGTCAATGTCCTTACCGGCCAGAATAGCGTCCAGACTGGGCATCGACTCCCAGACACGCAGGTGCGCCTCGAATGCAACAGCAGCCTCGTGGCCTACATCACCCTTGAAGGACTCCACACGGTCAGCGGGGCGCAGGTCCAGCGACAGCGAGTCAGACACAGCGAACCACGAGCGTGGGCTGGGAAAGGAATCAATCACACCAGTGCCTTCAAACTTGTGCAGGTAGTCCGCGCGGGACTTGAGGAACGATGTCACCTCGGGGGCGATGTCGCGGGTCACTGCGTGGTCAATGAAGTCGTCCAGTGTGGTCACAGCCTCAATCTTGTTGAAGCGGTTGAGTAGTGGTCCGGCCATCTGGAATGTCACACCGCGGTCGCTCTGCAAGTTGCCAGCAGCCACAACCATCCAACCTTTCGGGATACCGTAGTGCTCAGGTGTCAGCACCATCTCGTATGCCGCAGCCTGAATGCTGGGGGGAGCAGACGTGATCTCGTCGAGGAACAAAATGCCCGAGCCGGTCTGGGGGATCGTGTCGGGGCGGTACATGACAGTTGTGCCTGCCTCGTGGTTGGGCACCGGGATACCCTTCAGGTCCGTGGGTTCCATCTGCGACAAGCGCAGGTCCACGACACCTTGCCATCCCTCGATGTGCTGGCCCAGCAACTCGCTGGCCTGATACACGCACTCGGACTTGCCGATACCTGACTTGCCCACGATGAACATGGCGCGCTTGCGGGTTGCCTCGTTGGTGTAACGCTTGGCGATGAGGGGTGTGATGTGTCCAATTCTCAAAATATATCTCCAGTGCGGGGTAACTAAATCCCCAGTTAACAAATACCACAGGGCCGCTGTGGAGCCGGTACTTACTCAGGAAGATGCGTGTGCACCCTCGCCTTCTCCGCCTGATATGCCTCGCTGGCCAACTCCGGCGTGGGGAAATACCCAAGGTGCCGATTGTCGATCTTCGCAACGTACTGTTCCTTCGACGGGTACACCCCCACGAAGGGGTTCGCGCCCCTCGGGCGATGCTGGTTCTGCCGTTGCTGCGAACGGGTGGCCAGCCTCAGATTGCTCCACCGATTGTTCGCTGGATTGCCATCCCGATGGTCAACCGTATCCTCTGGCCACACGCCCTGCATATACAGCCAAGCCAGTCGATGCGCAAGGTACTTGCGCCGTTTGTAGCTGATGTATATGCAGGGGCGCTCCATGCCGGGCGTACCCGCCGCATTCCCTTTGCACTTTCGCGCGCCGCTATCAACTAACCATACGAACACGCCGGTGAGCGGGTCGTATTGGAGGATGCTGCGCAGCAGCTCTTGGGTCATATCAGTTGTCATGCCCCATTGTATACGCATATGCGTATCGGTGTTAATCCCGTGGGATTAGGTTTGCTTCTCAGCCTTTGCCATCTGGTACGCAACATACTGCGCCAGCGACACCTGCTTGATCTCGCAGTTGTTTTCATAGCCCGAGGGCCTCCAAGTCTTCGGAGTGTAGTCCCACTCGACCTTCTCCGCAAACATCACGAGCGTCACCAATTCCTTGGCCTTGCTCATGGGCAGCATCAGGGACGCAAATCCGTTGTTGCTCACGACAACCATGGGGTCGTTCGGGTCGATCAGCGGTTTGTCCGCAGCTTTAGTTGCCATCACATCATCTCCCCGATAGCGGCCAGCAGTGCCTTCGACGCAGCGTGCGTCTTGGTGCGAAGGTCCGGGTCCACACGCAGCGCGTCAGGATGCGGTGCAATGTCTTTGGCCTGCGCAGCCACAGCCTTGACGTTGTCGGGCAGCAGGTCTGCAAACTCGGCGATCATGGACACCTCGTGCAGCAGGTTGTCGATCAGGGTGTCGCGGAAGATGGGAGCCACCATCTCGGTCTCGCCAGTCTTCTTGTTGACCTTGGTGCGGCTCGCGCCAGTCACCGTGGCCAGCTTCTCGACGGCATCACGCAGTCGCTGCAGGGGCGCCTCAATCAGCGCCTCTTGGGCACGCAGCACATCACGCTCCACGGACGCCTTGAGAATGTCGGTCTCTGCCTCGCTGGCCGCCACACGAAAGTCGCTCATGTCCGTGACTGGCAGGTAGCTGATCTCGAAGGCGAACTGGGCCTTGAGGTCGCTCACGTCTGGGTACGCAGCCGCATCAAAGAGTGCTCCCTGCCTGCGCTGCGCTTCGATCATCACGTTGGTCCAGTTGTTCAGGAACACCGTCACAGCCTGCGAGAACTGAATCTCGAACTCGCCGACACGGCTGGTGAAGCCCATGAACTTGGTCATGGGCAGCAGGTCAGAGCCCCGGCTCCTACCCCATGGGTACGTGTTGCGCTCAATGTATGCCCGGGCCGCCGACTCGACGGCAATGATGGGGGCGATCAGGCTCTTGGGGTACAAGTCCTTGGTGTACTTGCCCGCACCAGCGGCGTTGTTGGCCACCTCGGCGTCGAACGTAGCCTTGTCGTCTTTAGCCGACAACTGGGGCTTACGCACCGTAAGAGACACGATCAGTGAATTGTTTTTGATTGACATAAATACTTTCTTAATCCCGTGGGATTAGGTAACAAGTTGTGAAACCAGCACAGCCGATGCCATGCTGTCGCCGGTGTAATCCGAGACCACGAAGGGTTGTATGCCGTTGCCGTTGCCGTTGCCGTTGCCGTAGCCTTTGCCGTAGCCGCCGCCTTTGCCGTTGCCGTAGCCGCTGCCGTTGCCGTTGCCGTTGCCGTGGCTGTTGCCGTCGCCGTCGCCGTTGCCGTTGCCGTCGCCGCTGCCGTCGCCGTCGCCGTCGCCGTAGCCGTAGCCGTCGCCGTAGCCGTAGCCGCTGCCGTAGCCGTTGCCGTTGCCGTAGCCGTTGCCATCTATATTAGACACGTTACAGCGCGGGTGCCGGTATTACGAACAGTACCGCAGCGGGTTGGGTCAGCAACACCGTTCCACAGGGGTCGAGTTCCGTTTCCTTGGTCGGCCCTTCCAGGGCAAGCTGGCCCAATCCGGCAGTGGTGCCCCAGCGGCGCACACATGCCGCGTCGTCGATACGGGCTACTTTGGTCCCTGGAACATAGGTCCCGCAAAACACCCATCCGTTGGTCAGAACTACAATCGATTTCATGAGGTACTTTCTTAATCCCGTGGGATTAGCTAACAAGTTAATAAGAAAAAACACAGGTGAATTACCACCTGAGACTCTATTATAGCAGAAACAAACTATTTGTCAAGCGGTACTTTTTCCGAATGTAAAGCGCAGAGGGCGTAGAAGTCCGCTACCCGCCGCAATTCGTCCGGGGTTGCGTTGTTCTTTATGCGGTTGGCGCGCATCGACATTAGTTGTATATTCCCTCGGACATAGCCCTTGCTGGGATCAATCCGGTCTATCGACATAGCGTTGTCCGCAGCCCCCGTGTGGCCTGTCCCGTAGTGAATCGGTATACCTAGTACAGGGCATACTTCTGGTAGCGGGTATAGATCAGATATCGTAAGGTCAAAAGGTACCCCGTTCTGCATCGCGTGGTTGCGTTTCAGTGTTATCCGCTTTTTTAGAAGGGCTAGTAGTTCTGGGCTCGCTGCAATCTCAGAGTACGACGCTCCAAACTTGGAAACTTTCTGCTCTAAGTACCCCGCATGCTTAGATGCATCGCGTACTGCTTTTGCGTTTGTCGGCTTGCCCCATGCGGATAGTTTGTTTACCACCTGCTTCACTCGCTGTCGGCTCACCCCGTATTTGCGCCCCGTGTCCGCTAAGGTAGTGCCCGCGAGCAGCAACTCATACATTTCTAGGTCGCGTGCAGTGAGCGGTGCTATTGTTGGGTTGTACATAAAAATCCTTTACAGTTTGTTAAGTCCGTATTGTACATGAATAGTCAAGCGGTAGCGGTTATGACAGTTGTTGCTTCGGCTCGGCGACCTAGCACATCCGCCAGCAACTCGGCAATAACTTCCTCGTGGTGCGCATCGTCCTCGGAGTTGACCCCCCATAGACTGCTATCCCACTCGGTATCCTCGTCGTCGCCATCCTCGTCCTCGGCCAGCAGGGTCACCGTGATGCCGCACCAGTGCCAGTTGTCGTTGTACCAACCACGCAGGTACTTGAAGTCCGCATCAATGGCCGCGTCGATGATCTCCTCGGGGCTTAATCCCATGGGATTATCGACCCCCCAGCCCTCGGCCGCGGCCCTCTTCCGTGTTTCCCACACGTCGTAATACTTCACCTGCCCGTGTCTATGTGTGTGGTGATACCCCGACAAGCGCCGCATCATCTTGTGCCGGATGACCTCTTCCATGTCGGGATCGTCGTCTTCGTCGAACTGATCCATGTAGTCCGCTGGGTCCTCAACCAACTCCACAACTACCCCATGCCCATCGGACTCCTTCTCCGGCATACCGTAGTCGTTGTCGTACTCCCAGTCCACGCGGTATCGCGTACCGCATGGCGCCTCTCGGGTATCCGTTCTGTATGTGTCGCTCATGATTCCTCCTTATCATTCCATGGGTAAGTCCGCCAGTAACTTTGGTTTGGGTAAATCTCCCGAAGATCGGCCCGAATCTCTTTGTATCGTGCGCCGATACGCAGGCCGCTATCCCGTGCCCGCAGTATCTGCTCCTGTGTGGCCTCGGGGTGTGACGTGACGTTTATCACCAGCCTGTTGGCCTCGTCACGTGTTTCCCGCAGCGTTTTGAAGTCCCCAACGAGTTTCTTGGGCGGAGTTTTAGACGAGTTCATCAGGCACCTCCACTTCCTCGCCCAACTTGGACACCACACGGTTCCCTGTATGTGCTGGTGTGTTGGCTACTTGCTCAGGTGTCCAGCCAGCACGTAGTCGGTAGCTGACTGTAGATTGGTTATGCCCAATGACTTCTCCGAATTCAGCTTGCGTCATACGTTTTCCTTTGTAGTTGACGAACTTGTTAGCCCGAGTGTTTCGTGCTTGCTCCGTCTTGGTCGCCCACTTGCAGTTGTCAGGTCCGTAGCCTTTCTCGTTGTCGATGCGCTCAAGCGTTGTGCCTGCAGGCTTCTCGCCCATGTCGGCAAAAAAGTTCTCGAACACGAGCCACCCTGCGTACACTGATATGCCCCGTGCACCGTAGTCTTCGTAGGACTTGACCGAAACATTTGTGCAGCGGGTATTCATGGCCTGCCAAGTCCGGTATGTAGGGCTAATTCCCTTTGCCCGTGTTGCATGGCCGTGCTTAGTGGGTGTCTTAGGCCAGCTCATCTGGAACCTCTACGGTGTCGCCTAAGCGGGAAGAAACGTAGCAGCGCATGCCCGCGATCAATGGGGTGGGGCAGTCTTTAGCCTCTGCGATCAGCCTTCCACCTCCGGGTAGGTTCTCCCACATCGCGGCACAGGTGCGTCCAGTGGACTGGTACAGATCAATCTTCTCCCACTCAATGATCGGCCCGCCTTGTGCCCAGTCGGTTGAATATTCAGGTACTGCGCTTGGGCTGTACTCGTCCAGTGCGCAACCCACCATCCAGTTCAGCACAGGGCCGACTGCTTCGTTTACTTTGACTTTCATTTCTCTTCTCCTTGCGCCGCGTGGAACCGGGCGTGAGCCTGCACCATCTGGTCCCGCAGGAACTCGTCGCCGAGCAGGCGGTAGATGAGCCGTGCCGCTTCGAGGTGCTGGTTGTACTGGTGGTGGGCTATGCCTGATGCGATGACGCCCCAGATGATCAGGGCGATCTCGGTGATGGTGATATTGAAGTCCATATTACTTTCCTTCCAGTGCGTGTATCGCACGTACATTGGTGATGACGCGGTCTAATCCCACGGGATTAGAGGCGTTCGAGTCGCGGATGCGGCGCAGGGTGTCCAGGCGTTTCATGACAGTTTTGCTTGGCGCCGACGAGTAGCAGGGCAGGGTCAGCAGTAGCTCGGTGCGGTCCACCAGCGACAAGAATTCGCCCCAGTGGTTTGCCTTGGTCGTGTTTCGGATGCGCGGCTTCAGGAGTTTTTGCAGGGTGTCCTCGGCCTTCACCACGTAGCTGCACACGTTGCTGTCCGATGCCCCCTCTAGCGGACGCTCCACACACATGCTCAGAGCATCCGTGCCGACGCTCGCGGTCCGCCATGCGGCATGCATGTAGCTGAGTTGTCGTTGCGTAGAATTGGAGCGGTAGTCATTCCACCATAGCGTGCCCTCGGCGATCACCGCCACCAGCGTGGAATACGATGTGAATGTCCGCACCACTAACGGAATGCGTGGGAGCTCCATGCGGTCGTACAACGTGTTGCTGCCCTTGCAGGCTTCGCCGCCGGACACAAAGGCTTGCGCCACTTCTGAATTTGTTTTAGTCATGATGCTGCTCGATGAATGTGAATGTCAGGCAGTCAGCGGCCAGTACGCCGTCGGCTGTCGCGTCGTGAGTCCATGCGAACTCGGGGTAGTCAGAGGCGGCAACGCAGGAACCGTAGAGCCGTTGAACCTCACAAATAATGCTGATCTCGTGGGCGTCACTGGGTGTGATGTCGAAGCCCGTGTAATCCCCGTTGATCAATGCGCATGCCCAGTGCGCAGGCAGCAGCAGCTTGGTCTCGGTGAAAGCTAATCCCGTGGGATTAGGGGGAATGGTTTTGGCGATCATGGTGCCTCCGTGCCGATGTAAGTGACGATGGTGCCCTTGGCCACGCTCTTGCCGATGAACAGCGTGCCGATGTTGCTGTGCTGGTAGCAATAGATGCGGCGCCACCGCTTGTCCAGCAGTACCATGTAGCGTGTGGTCAGCTTGTCGCCGTACCCCGACGCGGTCTGTGACAGGCACGCATCCTGCCACCACAGTGGCGCGGCCTTGGCCTCGTGCAGTGTCCCGTTGACTGTTGCCCAGAGTTGTGCGGCCATGGTGTTACGCCCTTTCCACTGTGGAGCCTGCGCCACCGAGCCGGTCGGCACGACCCTTGGCTGCTTCCGATGAACCGGCCCACAGCATACCGACGGGGTGACCGTCGCGGGTGTAGATCATGAAGAGCTGGAGACCCTTGCGAAATGTGTTGAAGAGAGGCATATGAAATCCTAAGTAATTAAGTGAATGAGAATACCGTAATCCCGTGGGATTAGAGAGCGGCTGTGCTGCCCCGGCGCACAGCTTCCATGCGCAGCATGGCGGCCAGTTCCAGCATGGTGTCACGCTCACAAAAGTCGAGGCCGTTGGAGTGCAGCACCGCGCCGTGCAGGGCCGCCATAAGTTCGCAGGTCGGGTAGTGGTCGAGGTCGTCGAGAAGCTGGCCCACGGTGCGGGGTGCGGTGTAGTCCTGCAGTGCAGCATTGAGGGCTGCGTTGTCCTCTCGTAGTAAGGCCAACTCCGCCTGGAGCAATGCCCGCTCCTCATGGAGTGCGTTGAGTGCGTTGAACGCGTTGAGTTCGTTGAATACGTGGTTGGACATAGCGAATCTCCTAATAAGAACAAAGTAACAAGTTGAGAACCTAATCCCGCGGGATTAAGCGAGGGGCAGTGAGTGAAAACCTAGACGCTTTCTGACTCACTGGGTATATTGTAACAGGTTTTGGGGTACTTGTCAATAGGTAGTGGTTCACGTGATTTTGTGGGGTGTGCCTCCAAGGGCTTTGGCGAACAGGCCCTGCAGTGTGGACAACCCTTTGATGGGCTGGTGTGTGGCCGTGTCTGAGGTCATGGGGTTCTGGGCGTCCTGCTCCTCCATGGTGGCGATCTTGCGTTGCATACCGCGGATGCGCTCCTCCAAGCTGGCCAGCTTGCGGGTGTACTCGATCACGGCGGCGCGCCCTGCGATGTTCTCCGGTGCTGGGCTCATGTCCGGGGGGTTGCCCTGCTCGTGTGCCAGTTCGACGCGCGCCTTTATTATTAGCGACTGCATGGCCTCCAGCGCAGTGGGCTCCGGCGCCTTGGCGGGTAGTCGAATGGATACCAGCGCGTGCTTGCGCCCCCGGTTGTTCCGCTTGGTGTCTGGGGCAAAGGCGTCGGCAGGGGCTGTCGTGCCTAACCGTGCAAGGTCGAGGCTGATGGTGGGTGCAAGGGCGGCGGCAAAGGTGTCGGGGACAGGGGTTGCGTCTAGCCGTGCCAGCACGACCTGCATGCGCCTTTGGCGTGGGGGTTTTATCTGGTGCGCGCCCACGGGCAGCGCCAGATTCGCAATTAGATTATTACTTCGGTTTTGGTCCATGTGGTACGGTATGTGCGAAGGCCACGAGCCCCGGCGCATTACCCACACGAGTAGCTCGGCAGGGTACTGGAATTTACGAAGGCCGATGTGGATGGAGTCACCTTCGTAGCGACGCAGCCCAGCAACAGCCCCACAGGTAACGCCTTGGCGCTTGACGATCCACACCAGCGCGCCAGTCTCGGGGTCGTACTTGAGCTGCTCGTGCAGATACGTGGCTTCTAACTCAGGCAGGTCATTGATAAATTTGGTCATCGGGGTTCCTTAGTTGGTTTTAGGTGGGGAAATTATACACCTTAGTTCATTATATTATTGGGCCATCTACGACTTTATTCTTTGGAATCATGTAGTTACGAAGCGGTAGTTAATTAGATTGGAAATCCGCCCAAGAGAGTCACCGTGGAAGGAGTATTTGGGGATCGCAATTTGGAGGGGGTCAGGGGAAAACATTTTGCCACACGACTCTTTAGAAATGATGATTAAATGAAATAAAAACTATATATAACTACTCCATATGCCGGTCGGTAGAAAACCCAATGGAATCAAGCACTTACGCATTCAAATATCTATCGTACTCTGTGCCAACCACGTTACCCGAGACAGAAACGAATTAGTCGTCGAAACCCGCATAAACAGGGGCTTCGCCACGCTACGATTTTTTGTGGGCGCTAATTAGTTAATTCTTAGATTTCTGTCCCTCTTATCTCTGTGTACGTGGCAACTACCGTACCTAATCCCGCGGGATTAGCCGCCCAGCCCCGCGCCGATCCATGACAGTAGTGGGAAGGCCCCGTCGCATGACAGTAGTGGGAAGGCCGAAAGGCCGCAGAGCGGCCAGAGCGAGGTGATAGTAGTTACCCCTTGGGAAAAATAAAAGGCCCCGTGTGGGGCCTTGGGGTTAGGGTGCTGGTGCCCAGCATGGGAGCACGTGAACCCACGTCGTGTAGTCCTGTTCGACACGTGCCGCATACACTCGCAACACTCCCACGCGGGACAATGGGCAGACTAAAAACCAGTATGTTCGGGATGTGGAATTGATAAGCATAATAGATTCTCCAGTGCGAGCCCCCATGGGGGCTCTGGGTTATTACAGTGGCGCGGGCAGGTTCACGGCACCAGTTACCCGGTGAACCGGTAGGCTTGCCATGGTCACGAGCTTTGCTGGCTTCGCGGGCTTCGCGGGCGCCTGATTTGCTAGCTTCGCCTTTGCCTGCAGAATGTATCCGGCGACATCCATCAGGGCGACAAGTTTTGCCACGAAATCAGGGCTTGCCATATGATCGGCAACTTCGGCCAGCGTTTCGCGTTGAAGCCCTGCGGTATCAATAGCGGGTTTGATGATGACTTCCTTCGGCTTTGTTTTCCGGCCCATGTCGTGTGTTTCCCTTACCTGCTTTGCTGCTTCCCTCATTGGGTTCTTAGCCAGTGTGGCCACGGCAGCGGATGCAGACAATGTTTGCTGTGACTTATCCGCTCCGACAATCGTCACCTGGTCGCCTGCACATGCGTGCAGTGTGAGGGCGTCAACGAAAATTGACCTGACGTTGTTCGCGTTCGTCTTGAGAGCCTTAAATGTATCAGCGTACCGGGTGACAACCTCAGAAATACGCTCGGCCATCGGCTTAGCCCCGTTTAACTCCGCGGATGCTAGCTTCGCTGCTTCTAGCGTCTTGCTGTACATTGTGCCCGCGGCTTTACCGGCCGCATTGATAAGGGTCACGACCGCAGGGGTGGCGACGATAACGGTATCGATAGACTTTTGGTTTTTAGCCATGGTATGAAACTCCTAATAATCAAGTTGCCCAATAAACCCGCTGGGACGGTAGGCCAGTAATCCGGCCACGACTGAATTATAACATAGGTACGTGAACGACAAGTGCGCCACGTAATTCCGCAGGATTAGGCCCCTGAAAGGTGATAGTAGTCGCGCGCGTCTTCGCCGGGCCACTCGCATACTGGAGCCTAGCCTTGTGATAGTAGTTGAGCGCTGCGCCGTGGGCAGGCCGGGGTTGGAGGAGGCGCCGAAAGATGATAGTAGGGCAGTACCCCCACCCACCCGTCCATAGGCCCCCCTCCCCCTCGGGTAGTTATCCCTTCACCATAACACGCGCCCCATTTTTTCATCTCCCTGTGTTTTTATACAGTGTTTCCCCCTATCTAAAAATTTTCCGCCCATTTTTCACTTTAGACATCTAACCTTTTACTCAGTCACGTGATTTAGTATTCCCCGCCAGCCCCGTTCGTGTTACATTCCCCGCTATTCCACAAGCTGCGAAGGCTTAGTAGATTTCATGCACCCATCCATTGCCGCCGACCAAAACCTACGAGAGCTTGCCCTGTCCGAAGCCCGGAATGCGCTTGGCCCCGGGGAACCCCTGTCCGTTTTCCTCTCTCACGAGTGCCTGACGCTGCCGGAGTACGAGGCGATAGCCAAAAACCCCCAGTATCAGCGGTACCTGAAGGACTTCAAGGCAGACCTTACGGAGAACGGCTTCAGTTTCTCCGCAAAAGCCCGTGTGCTGGCCGAAGACCTTCTTGCCGACATCTACCGTATGGCAAAAGACACCGATACACCGGCCGCCATGAGGGTAAAAACGCTCGAAAACCTCGTAGATTGGGGCAAATTAGCCCCGAAACACACCGCCGACATCGCCTCTGGACCCGGTTACAGCATCACAATTAGCCTCAACGGTGCCCCGAAAAGCACCCAAATCACCCTAGAAAACGAGGAAAAACCGAAGTTTCAGGGGGTAATTCTCCCCGAAAAGGTCCAAAAAGCACCCCCGGAAACCCTCCCGCGCCTCACAATGTTCCCTGAACCTGACACCGATACGGCCCTGCACCACAACGCGGAGGCCTTTGAAATTGAGTTTGGGAGGCTCACCCCATGAGCCTGATCTTCACCCCAGTTCCGAGCACCGAGGCGTTCTTTACCTCGGAAAAGTTCATCTCGTTCATCTGTGGACCAGTAGGCAGCTCAAAGACAACTTCCGCGATCGTGAAGCTGCTTTACCACGCTGGGCACATGGCCCGGGCCAAGGATGGCTTTCGCCGCTCGCGGTGCATTTTCGTACGCAACACACGTGAACAACTTCGTGACACGAGCATTCCCGACTTCCTAAAATGGTTCCCGGACGGTGAGGCGGGTACCTACTACAAGTCCGAGATGCGCTTTGAGCTGTCTGTTGGTGACATTCGGTGCGATGTGCTGTTCCGCGGCCTTGACGACGCCCAAGACGTACGGCGGCTGCTGTCGCTCCAAGCGAGCTTTGCCATCATTGACGAGTTCCGCGAACTCAACAAGGACATCTTCGAGGCCCTGCAGGCCCGATTGGGTCGATACCCCGATGGCATGATGGTGCCCCACAAACCGGAATGGGGGACGGACGACAAGGGTAACCCGCGCATGGGCTGTGTCATGGACGACGGAACCCCCAATGCCCGGCTATGGGGCGCCTCGAATCCGCCCGATATGGACACGTACTTCGAGGGCCTGCTGACGAACCCCCCATCGAACACACACGTGACAATTCAACCTAGCGGGACGAGCCCGGAAGCAGACTGGCTCCACCTGCTTCCTTCAGGGTACTATGAAACGCTCGCAACTGGGAAATCCGAGGAATACATAGATATTTACATCCACGCGAAGTTCGGCAAGAGCCTGTCTGGCCAGCCCGTGTGGAAATCGTTCGACTCCGACTTTCACATCGCCAAGGGCGCGCTGCGACCCATACTGAACGGGGTACGGCCAGTGCTCATCGGCATGGACTTCGGGTTGAACCCCAGTGCGGTCATCGGGCAGCTTGACATGCAGGGCAGGCTGCTGGTCATGGGCGAGGCCACCTCGGACGGCATGGGCGTGCTCCGGTTCGTGCGTACCATACTGAAACCACTACTGGCGCAGAACTTTCCCGGGGCGCCCATACTCGTTATCGGCGACCCCGCTGGACGCTCGCGGGTGCAGACCGACGAGAAAACGGTGTACGACATCTTGAAAGCCGAGGGGTTTACGGCTATCTCGGCCCACACCAACTCCCTGATTGCCCGCATCGGGGCGGTGGACCAGTTCCTCAACCGACAGGTGGACGGCGGCGCGGGGTTCCTTGTGGACAACAAGTGCTTAAATTTGATTGGGGGTTTGCGCGGCAAGTACCGGTACAAGGCCAAGAAAACGGGCGAGATGGACGACGAGCCGGAGAAAAACATGGCCTCTCACATCTGCTTTGTGGCTGGTACGCGCGTCGCTACCCCGGATGGCGCGACGGACGTGGACCTTTTGCGCGTGGGGGACTTGGTGGAGACTCCGATTGGCCCCCGGAGGGTCACAGCGGTCCACAGCCGTGTTGCGCCCGTGGTGCGCGCGGAATTGTCCGACGGGCTGGTGCTTGAGGGGACGCCCGACCATCCCATACTCACACAACGGGGGTGGGTTGCGCTTGACGCACTCCAGTATTCTGATATACTGGACAGCATCCACACTCGGAGCGCTCCATGGCTACAAAACATCCGGTTCAGATTTTCAACGGCATTCGGTTCTATCGCAAAGGCCGGGGGTACTACAAAGCTGGTTATGAGGAGTCTGGCCGCCGCACGGTCTACATGCACCGGTACGTGTGGGAGTTCCACAACGGGCCAATACCCCCCAAGCACCACGTGCACCACGACAATGGAAACACCAGCGACAACCGCCTTGAAAACCTTGCCCTCATGCTCGGCACCGACCACAGCAGGCAACATGCCCTCGAACGCATCGCCGACGGTACGTTCGGTATGCCCGAGCATCTGGCAGCGGCCCGGCTCGCCGCTGCGCAGTGGCATGGTAGCCCTGATGGACTGGCTTGGCACCGGGAGCACGGGAAATCTACGTGGATTGGGCGGGAAAAGCAACAGCATGTCTGCACACAGTGCGGTAAGCTGTACGACGGCTTTGCCGGAGCCCGCAAGCGGGGGTTCTGCTCCCCCAGTTGTCAGGGCATGGCCCGAGTCGCCAGCGGAGTTGATGACGAAACGCGCACGTGCGTGGTTTGCGGTACAGAGTTCCAAGCGAACAAGTACCGGAAAACAAAAACATGCTCTAAGGTGTGTGCAGGTGCTGCCATTAGCGCAGCCCGCCTGCGTCTACGCGATAGCCGTTGAGGGGGCTGGGGCGTACTATGCCAACGGCGTGCTGGTGAGCAACTGTGACGCACTCCAGTATCTAGCGCTTCACGCGGACGGCCAGCAGTCCGGGGCGTACATGGGCAATACCGTCCGGGAAGTCGAGAGAGTCAATATCGGCGCGTGGACGTAGTGACATGTGGCTGCGCTGGTAGTAGAATGGCGCGGTAATTACACTGGAGTCCCCCATGCTCGTCCCTCCCGCAACTACCGCACGCGCTGTCACCCCCGGTACTCCCTGTGCCAACGGCGTAGCCCGGGCACTCTGGATCGGGGGCGCCGGTACGGTCACCGTGCAGTGCAACCGCGAAGACGCCAGCACAGTGGTCTTTGATGTCGGGAATCACACGCTGCTACCGGTGCAGTGCTACCTCGTCACTGCTGCGACTGCCACACTGATCGTCGCCCTTTACTGAGCCGCCCAACATGGCCGGTCTTGTCAATTTTACATCCAACGGGACGCTGGACGCGCAGGACGCCGAACGCGCTGCACAGCGCGCCGCGCAAGATCGCCAGTCAACCCCGTACATTTTGTCCCTCGCCTCCCACGTCCGCAAGTGCTGGGAATCGGCGCGCGACGCCAAACAACCCATCGAGCGCGGGATGCTCAAAGCCCTGCGCCAGCGCAAGGGTGAGTACGAGCCGGAGAAGCTGAACCAGATCAAGGAAGCCGGTGGATCCGAGATTTTCATGATGATCACCGAGACCAAGTGCCGCGGCGCGGAGTCATGGCTGCGGGACATCCTGCTGGACGAGGGCATGGTGCCCTTCGCCATCAAACCCACGCCAGACCCAGAGATGCCGCCGGACTTTGTCCAGACCGTCACGGCCGCCATCGCCCAGAAGGTCATTGGCATCATCCAGAGCGGAATGCCCATCGACCAGATGGTCATGAAGCAAATGGAAGAGCAAGCCAAGGACGACGCGCGCCAAAGTGTCATCAAGGACGCGTCCGACCGGGCCGAGCGCCACCAGCAGTTCATAACGGACCAGTTCGTCGAGGGTGGCATGGTTGATGCTTTCGACGCTTTCCTGTCGGACCTGACCACCTACCCGCTGGCCATTCTCAAAGGCCCTACCGTGCGCCGGGTGCGTACGCTGGATTGGGCCAAGCAGCCCGACGGCTCGTTCGCCCCAGAGGTAGCCGAGAAGTTGGCCCCCACATACGCCCGCGTTGACCCGTTCCGGTTCTACGTCGAGCCGGGCATCACCCGCCTGCAGGACGGATACACCATCGAGCACCACAGGCTGTCTGACGCCGACCTGAGCGATCTCATCGGGGTTCCGGGGTATGACGAAGCCGCCGTGCGCGCGGTGCTGGACGAGGGCAGCAACTCCGAGTGGTTGTGGTCCGCCGAGTACGTCAAGAGCGACTTGGAAAACAAATACAACATCTGGCGTAGCGACTCCAACAAGTACGACGCGCTGGAGTTCTGGGGCCGTGTGAGCGGCAAGCTGCTGCGCGAGTGGGGCTTGGACGATACCGAGGTGCCAGACACGGCCAAGATGTACGACGCGAACGTGTGGCTGGTAGGCCGCTGGGTCATCAAGGCCACGCTGAACTACGACCCATTGGGTGACAAGCCCTATCGGTGCACCAGCTTCGTGAAGCGCCCCGGCTCGTTCTGGGGCTCCGGCATCCCGGAATTGATCGAAGACGTGCAGGGCATGTGCAACGCGTCCGCGCGCGCACTGGCCAACAATATGGGTATCGCCTCCGGCCCGCAGGTAGAGGTCACGACCGACCGGCTGCCACAGGGCGCCAAGGTCAGCAGCATGTACCCGTGGAAAATCTGGCAGACGCTCAGTGACCCCATGGGTTCCGGGCAGCCAGCCATCCGGTTCAACCAGCCAGACGACCGCAGTGCACCGCTCATGTCGGTATACCAGAACTTCGCGCGCATGGCAGATGAGCAGTCTGGCGTTCCAGCCTACGTGTACGGCGACGGCCAAGTGGGTGGCGCAGGCCGCACCGCTTCCGGCTTGTCCATGCTCATGGGTTCCGCCGGTAAGGGTATTCGCCAAGTCGTGATGCACACCGACTTTGAGGTCATCGGCCCCACCGTCACCGCCCAGTACAATTGGAACATGCAGTACGTGGACCGCGAAGATATCAAGGGCGATTGCGAAATCATCCCCCGTGGCGCTGTCACGCTGGCCAACCGCGACCAACTCAACGTGCGCCGTGTCGAGTTCCTGCAAGCGACGGCCAACCCAATCGACGCAGAGATCGTCGGAATCCCGGGCCGCGCGGCCATCCTGCGCGAAGTGGCCAAGGGTCTGGCGATGCCCGTGGACGACATCGTGCCATCCGACGAGAAGCTGGACATCCAAGCGGAAGTCAAGCGGCAGCAGGAGGCCATGGCGGCCCAAGCGGGTCAGGCACCGCAGGAAGTTGTGGTACGCCAAGGCGAGTCCCAAAGCAACCCTACGGCACCGGACGGCAACCGCATGGGCGGTAAAGAGTCCAACGTCATGAGCAACCGGCAAACAGGCGGGGGTGGAGCATGATTCGCCCCTGCTTCTGCGTCGGGTATAAAGCGGACATCATGCGCGGCGTGCATAGTGAAGATGACCGGTACATGCTCGCGCTGTACACCGAGTCGGCCGACCTGACGTGCTACGTACAAACGTACACGCCCAAAGGGGAGAATACGGGCCCCGGATACAAGGCAGGTGGCACGATGCTCAAGGGTTTTGAGGTTATTGAGGACGGCGAGGCCGCAGTGCTCACGTTTGACGACGTGCGCTGGGAGCGCGCCACGCTCAAGGATGTAGTGGCGGGGCTGGTCTACAACGCGTCCAAGGGCAACCGCGCCGTGGGCGTTGTGGCGCTGGCGCAAAAAACATCCTCCACGAATGGCCCGTTTGAGGTAATCTTCCCAGAGGCCACCGCGGCCGACGGTGTATTTGTGATCGATTAGGAACACCCATGGCTTTGCAATACTCCGCCTCGATTTACCTCGCCCGCCTAGACCAGATCGAGGTGTCTGCGGGCACCGCACCCCTTTTGCGCATCTTTTCCGGGGCTATTCCCGCCAATTGCGCTGCTGCTGACTCTGGCACGTTGCTGGCTACAATAACCCTTCCGACCGACTGGATGAACCCAGCCTCTGGTACCACGAAAACCCTGCTGGGTACGTGGACTGGCACCGCTTCCTCGGGTTTTGGTGCGACTCCCACGCACTTCCGCATCTGGAACGCGGGCGGCACCGTCTGCCACATACAGGGAACTGCCGGTATTGGTTCTGGAGACCTTTCGGTCGATGGCACAATCACGGCAGGACAGGCGATCACCGTCACCAGTTTCGCCATAACCGCAGCGAACACATAAACCATGGCAGATAACACTACCCTCAACCCCGGCGTAGGCGGCGACACTGCCGCTGCTGACGACATCGACGGCGTAAAGTATCAGCGCGTCAAGTTGACCCTAGGCGCTGATGGCGTAAATGACGGAGACGTTAGCGCCAGCAACCCCATACCCGTAGCCGAATCCGGCCCGCTGATTACGCTGTTTGTGAGGTTGCTGAATATGCTTGGTGCCCCGGTTGGTTACGACAAGTCACTAGGGCGCTACCGTCAGACAACTGTTATTGAAACTATCACCCAAGGCACCATCACCGCCGTCAACACCGTCAACAACCAATCCAACATTGGCGGCATTCAAGCACAGCTACTGGTCAACGGTCAAAACTTATCAGCATGGCAAGCCTGCGTTCGCGCTCGCATAACCTGAGTAAAAAAATATGGCAAATACATTTAAAAAAGTAATCGACCGTCTGATGTGGGCGCAAGTCTCGCCTGCCCCTAACGCATCTGCAACAGCAACATGTCTGGCATCTGATTTACGTTCTGATGTGTCGCGCAATCCGTTCGTCTACAGTCTGGCAGGTTCCACAGTGCTAAACCGATTCAACATCGTCACAAAAGCATGGAGTTTTGTGCAGTCTCCCGCACTAGCAGGCACATTTGGTACGGGCGCGGCTATGGTATTTGCGCCTTCCTTGGGCCTGGTTGGGGTTATTGCAGCGGGCTCCACCACATCGAGCGTAACGCTGTCGACCGCGCTGCCTACGGCGGTAGGCGTCAACATGTTGGCTAACCGGGGCGGAAGCGGAGAGTATGGTTTTAAGTTGCGCATCACCGACACCGTAGCGGGCAAAACCGAAGAACGGTACATCATCGGCAACAGCGGCGGAACCACTCCAAAACTGCGGGTGCTCTCTGCATTTTCTTTCACCCCGGCCACTGGTGCGCGTTACGAAATCATTGCAGGCCGCGTGTTCATGCTGAGCGCGGGAACCACCGCAGCCAATATTTGGCGCAGCTTTGAAGTTTCCAGCAACACGTTGTCGACTGGCCTATCGACCACAGGCTTGCCCGTTACCGTCGCCACTGACAGCGATATTATGGTGCTTGACGAGCAATATACGCCATTTGATTGTGTGCCTGGCGAAGGCATGGTTAAAGGCGCATTCTTGTATGACGCTGGACTATCGTCTAGGTATGCGCTGGCGGCAACGGCGGCAGGGGCCGCCACGCTGACCGGGCAGGCTACGTTGGGCGACGCAACGGTTCTGGCAAACGAATACAGAAATTTTCAGATTCGGATTGTTCAGGACACGGTGAACACCACAGCGGTGGGCCAGCGTCGCGTGATTGCAAGCCACACGGCAGGCCCAAGCGCGGTCTATACGCTGGGCACAGCATGGGCAGTTACGCCCTCCACAAGCGCCAAATTTGTGATTGAGTTGCCGAACTTGATGCTGATGCGCAGCTCTGGCACTACAACGGTCTATACCTACAATTATGGTGACGCCACCATCAACAACGGCACCAACAGCATCTTGACTAATGCATGGTCCACCACTTACTTTGGGGTCGCTCCAGCGGCCAATGCTTCGGGCGGCATGTGGGCACCGTCGTTCGGAATCCAGCCTGACGACGACAAAAACGCACGCCACAGCTTTTGCTACTTTTTCCGAGGCAGTGCACAGAATCTGGACGTGTTGGATATTGCCGGAAGCATCACGGGCACTTGGACGGGTACGATTACGTATGATGGTGCGTTGACGTTGACGGTCGGCACTTGCGGCGGATATGCCCCGTTCGACAATGAGGGCCGCATGTTTTATGTCAACGTCTACGCGGCATCGGCGTACAACCAAATGCATCGTTTCGACGTGCAAAACCGTGTTCTGTCCCCTTTTACGCCAACTGACTTTATTCAGTCGGGCACCGCCACAGCAGGCAAGCGCATAGCCTGTTATGCAGCCTTGGACGGCACGGATGTTTATGACGTGGTTTTGCTGCAATCGCACCTGTCCACAGTGGCGCAAGAAATGGTGGTATTGGTATGACGATTCAAGAGCTCATTCGGCTTGCCAGTAACCGCATAACGGCGCTGAATAGCGAGTATTCAACCGCCTACATCGGCGGCAAGATTGACGACATGCAGCGCGTATCGGCACTTATCGCCGAAACCCAAACCACCATCGACAAGCTCAATACGCTGGCCTAACCCATGCTGCTGCTCCTGCGCTCGCTTTTAGAGGGTGGGGTTACTGCCACCGCGTCTATTGCGGAGGACAATGACACAGCCACGGCGGTAGCAGGCGTTGCACTGTCGGCCACGCTGGCCCGCCCGGATGCAGGCGACACGATAGTTTCCAGTGCGAAGATTCTCGTATCGGCCACAGGCACGGGTTCTGAGGCGGGGGATACAGTATCCGCTGCTGGCACTGTCGTATTTCCGCCCGTCACAGGGACACTGGCAGGCACGGATGCAGCCGATACAGGGGCAGGGCAGGCGAGCGTGCTTGTGGGTGCCTCCCTCGCGTACACGGACATCGGAGATACGCTGGCTTCCCTCGGAGTGGTCCAGTCTCCCGTAGTAGTGAGTGCAGGACGCGCAAATTTGATCTACGAAATAGCCCTATTGCATGGGCTGGTTCCGGGCAACCCCCTGACCGTTTCAGCTACCGGGCGTAGCGCGGGCAACGTAGTCCAGACTATCTCGGGCACCGATACGGTGACCATCACCACTGTGGCCAGTGATGTGTTGCAAGGCGATCTATCGGACTGGATCGACGCGCTGGCGGCCATCCACGGGCTCACCGTGCCTCTGGTAACCACAGACATCACACGCGTCGCGGGCACGGTCTCCCAGACACTGGCAACTGACGGCATAACGACCACTGTGGACCTCGTATGAGCCTGAACGCCCGCGTCGTAGCCATACAGGGTATAGGGTTCTCGGCTATTCAGCTAGCCACGCAAGGTCTACTGGACTACATCGTCGGGGGTGGTACAACGCGCCGCCCCAAGTCTACCAACACCCTGAAGCTGCAGCGCATCAAGGACGGCCGGGCCATGGTTCTGTCGGCCAAGGCACTGACCCACGCGCGCTCCGCCACGGGCAAAGGAGCAGTAGTTCCGCACGCAATGCCGATGATGTCGGGTGCCGTGATGTGCGTACCGACCCGAGCCACGTCCAAGGTTCGCGCGCTTCGGGCCAAGGGTTATGCGGTTATGACAGTAGTGGGGTGCATGGGACGCACGCGCGTGTCCCCAACGGATTCTGCGGGGGGTGCCACGGCGGCTTGCGCGCGTAACCGAAACGCTACTTCGGGGAACCGTCCCGCGTCCGTGGCCGCCGGGCGGGCCTCTCTGGCCGCATTTACGTCGTTTTCTGCCCACGGGAATGCCGTTGGGCAGGGTATTCGCAATTTATCTGACGCCGAAGTTGCTGCTGTGGTTCGTGTTACTATTGACAGGCGACGTTGAAGTAGTACATTTACGTTATATTTTTGGAGATCGTTATGTCCCGTGAAGTTCTAACCCCCACGCAACTCAACATGCCTACCGTGACCTCCGTGGCCGCTGGTTCGCTGGTATCGCTCTCGTTGACCCCTGCTGCCGTTGCAACTATTGTGGCCGCCAAGCAGACGTTGACCGTTGCGGGCCTGAACGTAGGCGACTCAGTTATCGCCCTCACCAACCCCATTTCCAACGCCGTAGCGTTGACCGGCGCCGAAGTATCGGCCGCCAACACCCTGCGCCTGACATTCGTGAATCCCACTGCGGGTCCGCTGACCCCCACTGCGGGCACATACACCTTCTTGGTTATCAAAGGCTCGTAACCCACCATGCTTCTCGCTCCTGACGACGCTGCGCTATTCGCGCAAGTAGGGCAACACAACCGACAGTTCGTCGAGTTAGTGTCTCGCCTGCGTCAGAGTGAGTTGGAAGCGATGGCCCGTACGAACCCCGACAATTTCTGCACCCTTAAAGGCCGGGTGCAAATGCTGACAGAATTCCTGCAGCAGCTTAGGCCCTGACTTTCCCCTTAGCAAGTGAGCAAGGACACAAAATGACACTCCCCGCGCAAATCCAGAAGCAAGTTGACGACGCCAAGGCGATTATTGAGCAGCACTACGGCCCTGATGCCGGAACCGCTGACCCAGCAACCCCTACCGAAGTCGAAGGTTCCGCCCCGGCGCAAGCCATTCCAGAACCTGCAGCCGTTGCTGCCACGCAACAAGAGCCTGCGCGCATGCAGGGAGAAACCGCCACCTCGGCGGAGGACGAAAACAGCCCCACGTACGCACAGCGCTGGCGTTCGCAGCAAGGAATTGTCAACGCGGTCAACCGCAAGTTGCAAGAATCCGAAGCACGAACCGCCAACCTTGAGCAACTGGTCGCCTCTTTGCAGAACGCTTCTGCTGCGCCACAAGCGCAGCACACCCAGTCCCGTTTGGTAACGGACACCGATGTCACCGAGTACGGCTCGGAGATGGTGGACTTTGCCCGGCGCGTGACGCGGGAAGAGATGGCTCCTATCGCGCAGGCCCTGCACGATTTGAACCGTCGGATGGAGCAGTTGCAAGGTATGGCCCCCACCGTGCAGCGTGTCGTAGCCAACCAGCAAGCCACGGCCGAGCAATCGTTCGCGGACAAGCTGACACGTGCGGTACCGGATTGGACTCGTATCAACGATGACTCCCGGTTCCACGACTGGCTTCTGACCCCCGATGATATGACTGGACTACAGCGCCAGACCTATCTCGCGGATGCTGAACAGGCACTAGACCTCCAACGTGTTGTGAGCATTTTCCAAGCATGGAAACGTGAATCAGGAGTTCAAACCGCGCCCGTAGCGGCCGCTCCGGCAGTTCCGTCCAATGCCTCGAAGCTCGAAAAGCAGGTGGCCCCCGGTCGTGCATCCGCATCGACTGCAGCCCCTTCACAGAAAGCTGAGAAGCAGTACACCCCAGCCGACATCGCAGCGTTCTATCGGGACAAGCTGCGCGGCGTGTACAAGGACCGTGCCGCCGAGGCGACAGCAATCGAGCGTGACATTTTTCTGGCCCAGCGCGAAGGACGTGTTGTCCAACGCGCCGCATAACTTTTTAAGAGGTAATTCAGATGCCATTTCCTGTAGCAGCCGGTGGTGCAAACTACTCCGGCAATTTCATCCCAGAAATCTGGTCTTCCAAACTGATCGAGAACTTCTACGACGCCACCGTGCTCGCAGCAATCTCGAACACTGACTACGAAGGCGAGATCAAGGCCCACGGCGACAAGGTCCAGATTCGTCTGACACCTGAAGTCACCATCCGCCCATACCAGAAAGGTATGAACCTGACCGTCGAACGCCCTGACAAGCCGAAGATCACGCTGGAAATCGACCAAGGCGAATACTTCGCTTGCATCGAAGAAGACGTGGACAAAGTGCAGTCAGACATCGCCTTGATGGACGCATGGTCGAAGGACGCATCTGAAAAGATGAAAATCCAGATCGACGCCAAAATCCTGACTGGCATGTTGCCCGATATCGCTGCTACCAACCTCGGCACTGCCGCAGGCCGTATCAGCCAGTCGATCAACCTCGGCGCCACTGGTTCCCCAGTGCAGGTTACCAAGACCAACGTGTTGGACTTGTTGGTGGACGCTGGTACCGTGTTGGACGAAGCCAACTGTCCTGAGTCTGGCCGCTTCATGGTTATCCCTGCATGGATGGCAGGCATGATCAAGAAGTCCGACCTGAAGGACGCTTCCCTGACCGGCGACAGTTCTTCTGTTCTGCGCAATGGTCGTCTGGGCATGATCGACCGCTTCACCCTGTACTCCAGCCACAACCTGAACAGCGTGACTGATTCCACGTTCAAGTGCTTCAGCGTCGTTGCTGGCCACAAGATGGGTCTGACATTCGCTTCGCAGATGACCGAGATGGAAAGCCTCCGTGCGGAATCCACCTTCGGAAACATCATCCGCGGCCTGCAGGTGTACGGATACAAAGTGGTCAAGGGTGAGGCTCTGGCCCGCCTTTACGTCCGTCAATGAAGTGAATGGGCTTCGGCCCATTTTCTGACGTTCATTTTTTCAAGGAATCATCATGGCAAATTACACAATCGCGCAACTGCGCACCGTGGGCATCAACCCCGCTGGCACCGACTTTGAAGGCACTCCCGGCACCTTCTACGTCGAGTATGAGTTTGACGGCAGCAAGCGTTCGACCGTGGCCAACGACACTGCTGACCTGTTCGAGTTCCCAGCATACGCGGGCGTCGTCATTGAGGGCGCTGCCATTACCACCGTCAAGGCTGGTACTGCTTCGTCCACATTCAGTATCACCCTTGGCGCCGCTGCTGCGGCCGGTACGGCCGTCACGGGTCTGACCGCATGGGCTGCTGACGCTGCTGCGGGTACCAAGCTGGTGAAACTGGCTACTGCGGCTAACTCGCTGATCAACACCACTGCTTCTGGATTTATCAAGTTGCAAGTGCTGACTGGCGGCGCAGGCGCAGGCAAGTATCGCGTCCGCGTGTTCGGCCGCATCTTGGAAGCTGCCTCCGCTACCTAACCGCGTAAAACCGGCGTAGAATAAAGGGGTGCCCAACGGCACCCCTTTTCTTTTGGAGACCCGCATGGCTGACCGAATGCTTCGACACATCCCCTCCGGCGTCCTGTACGTGTACCAAGACGTATTTGCGCAACGCCCAGACTTCGAGGAAATTATCAATGTGGAGGCCCGGGTAATTCCTGACCCTGAGGTCCGCGCGCCCCGCCGGGCGAAGCCCAAGGCAGAAGTCGTAGCTGTTGATGACGCCATGATCTCCGAAGAAGCGAGCCGAGGCCTGCCATGAGCTTTACCGTCGCTGAGATAGTCGCGGACGTTCGTGACGAGATACAGGATACCGTGATCCCGTATCGTTACAGCGATGGGTTTATCGTCCGCAAGCTGAACCAAGTCATGCGCCGCGCGGCCATCCTGCGCCCTGACCTTTTTGTCGTTGTGGAGTCTCTCACCTGTGCGGCGGGCAGCCTACAGACTGCCCCCACCGACTCCATTCGCCTTCTGGATGCGCTGTCCAACACGAACGGTCGGGCGATCAAGGAAGTATCTCAGGAGGTGCTGGACATGATGGTGCCCACGTGGGAAGCCCTCGCGTCCGGGCCAGCAATCAACTGGATGCGATACCCCCGAGACCCCAACCGTTTCTATGTGTACCCGGCGGCCACCGCGGTAGACACGCTCACCATCACATATGCGCGCTGCCCGGCTACCCTGACCTACACGGACACCATCGTGATGCAGGACGTGTACTCCCCCGTCATCACAGACGGCACCGTGTGGCTTATGGAGTCTATCGACGCCGAGCATGTGGAATCCGGCAGCGCCAAGATGCACCAAGACTCCTTTATGTCCGGCTTGTCTGCTGGCCTGACTTCCCGGCGCATTACCGATGTGGGCACCGCCGGACTACCCCCTGAAGAGGTAATCCAATGAGAAAATATTCCGACTTTGTAGCCACTACCAATGGCAGCGCGCTGGAGGTATTGTCCACCGCCACCGTCACCGTTACGCTCGCTGGTACGGCCACACTGGCCAGCATATACAGCACCAACGCAGGTTTAGCCAAGACAAACCCCTTTCAGAGCAGTATCACTGGCCTGATTGAGTTTTACGCGGCGGACGGGCGCTACGACATTACTGTAGCCAAGGTCGGGTACAACTCGGCGGTACTTACCGATGTCCTCTTTGAGGACCCAACGGATTTGGTGGACGACGACATCACTGGGGTAGGGATTACCCTATGTACCATGGATAGCACTCCCATCGGGGGCACGACCCCCGCGCTGGGCGGATTCACCGGGGTGCAGCTTTCTACCACCGCCCCGGCGGCCAACGCAGTGGGGCGGTTCACATGGAACGACACGGACGGCACTGCTGACTTGCGCCTCAAGGGCGGCAATGTCACGTTGCAGGTGGGGCAGGAGAGCGTCACACACATCATCAACAAGACCGGTGTGGCGTTTACCAAGATGCAGGCGGTCTACGTCATTGGGGCACAGGGGCAGCGCCTGAGTGCGGCGCTGGCATTGGCCACGTCCGACGCGACATCCAGCCGCACCTTCGCACTCGTGGCGGAACCCATAGGCAACAATGCTGAGGGCTTCGCTACTACGTCCGGCCTTCTGCGTGACGTGAACACCGCTGCGTTCGCCGAAGGCGATGCGTTGTGGCTATCGGCATCGACGGCAGGCGCGGTTACCAACGTGCGACCCACGGCGCCCAACCATGGTGTACTTCTGGGCTGGTGCGTTATCAGCAACCCCAGCAACGGCTCTATCTTCGTGCACGTCCAAAATGGGTTCGAGATCGGCGAACTGCACGACGTGCTGATTACAACTCCGGTAAACAAGCAACTTTTGCAGTATGACGCGGCCACCGGGCTGTGGAAAAATAGTAGCACGAGCGACACGGGTGTACCACAATCTTTCACTGCGGCCCAACGCGGCACGCCGGTGGCCCTGACGGATGCAGCAAGCGTCGCCACCAACCTCGCGCTCGGCAATAACTTCAGGCTCACCATCGGGGGCAACCGCACACTGGCGAACCCGACCAATGTTGTGGCAGGGCAGTCCGGCTCCATCGTCATCACACAGGACGCCACTGGCTCACGCACGCTGGCATATGGCAGTTACTGGAAGTTTGCGGCGGGTACAGCACCCTCGCTGACCACAACTGCCAATGCCGTGGATGTGCTGGTGTACTACGTCGAGAGCGCCACGCGCATCACGACCAAACTGATAGGGGACGTGAAATGATCCCCGGTAGCGCATCGCCATTGTTGCTGGAGAGTAGCGCAGGAGGGAGTACCGAGTACCAGATCAAGCGCAGCCTGCGTTTTCGTGCAAGCGCAACAGCGTACCTTGAGAGAACGGCTTCAATTCTGGGGGACCGCAGAACGTGGACGTGGAGTGGGTGGGCGAAGCGGGGCAAGTTGAAATGGCACACCCTGTTCTACGCATTGCCGTCGATTGGAGACGCCATAAATCAGGTGCATTTTTCGTTCACGGAGGAGTCAGCTCTAAGAATTACAGACTTTTGGGATTACGCCATACGGAGTGACAAGGTTACTACGGCGACGTACCGCGACCCGTCCGCTTGGTATCATGTACTGGTTGCTACGAACACAACATTGGCGGCTGCGGAGGACAGATTCAAGCTGTATGTAAACGGCATACGAATAACTTCGTTCTCTACCAACACGCTCAACACGGCTCAGAATGACGAGTTGGCCGTAAATTCCTCCAGCTACATTCATCGGATGGGCGCAGTCGATAACGGCGCGGTGTGGTCTCACCTCGACGGCTACCTCTCCGAGGTCAACTTCGTAGACGGCCAAGCCCTGACCCCCGCCAGTTTCGGTATGACTGACCCTGCGACCGGCCAGTGGTCGCCCATCGCCTACGCGGGAACATACGGAACCAACGGCTTTTACCTCGACTTCTCTGACCCAAGCAGCACGGCCAACCTGTGTCTTGACAGGTCTGGTAACGCAAACAACTGGACACCCGCAGGTATCAGCATCACAGCCGGGGAAACCTACGACTCCATGCTGGATGTGCCTACGCGCTACTCTGATGGGGGTAATGGGCGGGGGAATTACGCCACGTTGAATCCGCTTTCTCCTACGGCGTCAACGCTTACTAATGGAAATCTAACCGCTTCAGGAACGACTGATTTACCCACCATCATCCCAACTTTGGGCAATTGGTATTTTGAGATCAGCGGCGTGACCAAGAATTGGACGCCACCGGCTGCGTTCCCTTCTGCGGCTGGCGATTACAACTTCGGGCAGCGCCCGTTCACCAACGCAATTACACCGGGGTATCAACTCCTGCACACGGGCAACCTGACCAGCGATACCGTCACCACCTCTGGCAGCTTCACGGGTAATGCTCTGGCAGATGGCCCCTTCGTGTGGATGAACGGAGCGCCCGAGACTCTGACCATTAACGGCAACGCTGTGACGTTTGGCACACACGCAGACAAGCTCGCCAACGGTTTCAAGCTGCGCACGGCCTCGGCCAGCTACAACGCTGCTGGCACAAACACTTGGACCGCCACAGTGCTGACGCCCGCCAGCAAATCCGCATTCCGCAAACAACTTGCCAAGGCTAACCCATGACAACCTACTACCACGCCGCCTCTGCGCGGCATCTCTCCGAGGGCAACCCCTTCACCATTGCAGACACCCAATACCCGGCCAACTGGTTGAACCTGTCTACTCCACAGGATAAAATTGATCTTGGGCTGGAGGAAGTAATCACCGTGGGAACGCCGGAAGACAGCCGGTACTTCTGGGTGAGCGATATTTTGGTGGGTGCAGTTCGCACCATCATCAATACGCCCAAAGACCCGGAGGTAGTCGCGGCTATTAAGCTCTCCGCGATAAATGCCCGCGTCGCCCAGCTAGAACGCGAGACATTACTGCCCCGTGCCACCCGCGAGTTCATGCTGCTGTTCCTAGAGTCCAGCATCCCTGCGGAGTCCTTGGCTACAAACTTCGGCTACCAGCGCGTCAAGGCGCTCGACCTAAAGATCAAGGCTGTGCGCGAAGGTACATGGGTCGAATCCACTGGCGAGGAGAATTAGCATGCCCATCATCATCACCCCCGCGGTATCCGCGGCAATCCCCACCACCAGTTTTTCCACGGTGACGCCAGAGTTTTCCGCGTTCCTACCCGGCTGCCCAGACCTTGCCATTGAACGCACAGTGCGCAAAATGGCTACTGACCTGTGCCAGCGCGGGAGGGTGTGGACGTTGGACCTGATCCCGCTATCCCTAGTGATTGCCGAGCCCACATACGAACTTGTATCCGCTGTAAGTTATGCAGAGGTGATTGACATTTTTGACGCTTATCTGATCGACTCCGAGGGGAAGAAGACCCCGATTACGTGGAAGCCATACAAAGCCGTTCGCGCGGGGCACCCCTCGTGGCCGCAGGACGACGCTGGACGGCCGCAGTTCATCACCACCAACATGACGGGCTATGCCTCGTTTGTGCCGGTTCCCGACGCCGTAGGCAGTGTCTACATCAAGGCGTACATGCGCCCGACGACCTCAGCGACCGAGTTGCCCACATGGCTTTATGCCGAGTTTCAACGCGAACTGTTTCACGGCACGTTACACGAGCTAATGGCCATGCCGGAACGCAGTTGGTCTAACCCCAAACTGGCGGATTACCACGGCAAACAGTGGACATACTTACTTTCCCAAGCCACAATCCGGGCTGGGCAAGAATACAATACTGATAGTCAAGCCGTGCAGATGCGGCCGTTCGCGTAAGGTAACACATGGCAAATATCAAATTCACCAACTTCGCACGGTCCAAACTGACGGTGGGAATTTCCACCGGGGCAACGACCATCACCATCACCGGGGCCTCTGGGGCATTGTTTCCCGCGCTCACCGCGGGGGAGTATTTTTACGCCACGATTGAGAACGCTGCGCTGGTACGAGAGATTGTAAAAGTTACCGCGCGTACAGGGGATACCCTCACAGTTGCGCGCGCGCAAGACGGTACCACTGCAGCGGCGTGGAACGCTGGGGACACCTTCGCGCTGCGATTTAATGCGGCAGCGATTACAGATGTCATGGCTGCAGCAGTGGCCGGAACATACCCGGAAGACCTAATTTTTACGGGTACCGGCAACCGCATTACTGGCGACTTCAGCAACACAACAGTCGCCAACCGGGTAAGTTTCCAGAGCAGCACCCTAAACGGATACACACAAGTAGGGGTTATCCCAAACGGGACGAGCCCGACGGCCGGGGCAGTGTTTCTGAACTCCTCCGGGGCGACAAACGCTTCATACACATATGTCGGCGTTAACGGAACGCTATCGACTCTTGAGGCGGGGATTGTTGGAACCGGCACTTACCTTCCCATGGCGTTCCATACGAACGGCTCGGAGAGATTTCGGATTAATACTACAGGGGCTTGGGGTATCGGTGGGGCCAACTACGGAACGGCCGGGCAGGTACTGAAATCCAATGGCGACGCGCCACCTACTTGGGGATCAGGCGATACGCGATATTCCGCCGGGACAGGTTTTTCCGCGAATACCACCCTGTCATCCGCAGATTACAACAAACACTTCTATGTGTCTGGGACGATGACGTTGACGTTGCCCGTCGCGGATGTTGCAAATATTGGCAAGGTCATAACGCTTTATTGCCATACGGCTGGTACCATAACCATAGCCACACAGGGGAGTCAGATACTGTACGCGAATGGTACCTCGACAACTACCTCTCTTGTCGCTATGGGGCTGGGAGATTCCCTGACGCTTATCAACTACAGTGGTGCCGGGTGGATGACACACTCCGGGCCTTCCGGCCTTGGGTACGGGCAGACTTGGCAGAACGTGACAGGTAGTCGAACATCTGGCACAACCTACTACAATACAACGGGAAAACCCATCGAGGTCGGTGTAAACGGTGGATGTGCAACGTCTGGCAGTTATGGTGCTGTAGTGAACGGAATTTCTGTAGTTGGTGGTACAGCGAGTAACGCAGAACAGCGGGGCATTACTTTTGTAGTGCCTATTGGTGCGTCTTATGTGGTCACCTACTCAGCCGCAATTTCAACATGGGCCGAACTTCGATAAGGAAACGTAATGCGTTACAAAGCCCCCGACAATTCTCTCCACTACCTCGACGCTGCGGGGTTCGAGCACCTTCTGCCCCCGGGGTCGGTTCCGATTACGGACGAGGAGGCCGAAGCCCTGCGCCCGGCCCCACCCGCGCCAACGTACGCCGATCTGCGTCGGGCGGCATACCCACCGATTACGGAATTACTCGACGGTTTGGCCAAAGATGATATGGCACAAGTGCAGGCGTACAAGGATGCCTGCCTAGCGGTTAAGGCGCAGTATCCAAAGCCATGATCGACCTATTGATCCTCCTCCTGCGGCCTGCGGTGGCTTGCGCGGACAATCCCAAGCGATACTGGTACTTGGCCCCCATCGCCATCGTTGCTTGGTTCGTGGACATCATCATTGCGCACACCACATGGGCGCTGGTCACCGGTGGTTGGCCGAAGGCGGGTGAGTTCACTGTGAGCGACACGCTGGAGCGCTTGGCACATCCGTTCAACAGCTTCGACCCAGACTACAATCTCATGCGCCAGATTGCATTAAAAATCAATCGGGTTACCAAATCCCCACACATCAAGGCCGTACTGTGACTCCACCAGATAACGACATCTTCGACTTCATTCTGAAATGGCTGTGGGCACCTGTGATGGGTCTTATCGCTTGGGCATGGAACCGCAATGAGAAGGAGCACGACATGCTGCGATCTACACAGGAAACTTTGCGGACTAACCAATCGAGCGGGTACTCTACCTTGAATGACAAGGTAATGGTGCGTGTGGACGAGAAGGTCGATGAAGTCCGCACTGAGCACGGCAAACGCATTGACAAGCTAAACACGCATATCGAGAAGTTGTTTGAGAACGCAGAAAAGGACCGGGCTGCCTTCCGCGACGCACTCAATATCCACTCCCAACAAAGCACGCAGCGGCACATCGAACTAATGCAGGCCATCCATACGGGCCTCGACGGAAAGGCCGACAAATGATTCCCCCATTCGTAGCCACGCTGCTGGCACAAGGTCTTGGGCTGCTGGGTAATGCAGTGCTCGCCAAGGGCAAAGAGGCCATCGAGGATAAATTGGGGGTGGACCTTGAGGCGCTGACCCAGACTCCTGAAGGGCTTCAGCAACTTCGCCAGATGGAACTTGACCACGAGGAGTTTCTGCTCACCAACGCGCTGGAAGCCCGCAAGCTGGACATCGCTAACACACAGGGCGCCCGGGACTCCAATACCCGCATCCAAGAGAGCGCCCAAGCCTCTTGGGCGGCCAAAAACTTCCCTTACGTGCTGGACGGCATCATTGTGTCGGCCACTGTCGGACTCGCGGCACTGCTGTTCTTCCACGCCATCCCAGCGGAAAATAAGGAACTGGCCTACGCCGCCTTCGGCTCGCTGGTGACCATGTGCGGCACGATTTTGAATTACCACCGGGGCAGTTCCAGCGGCTCCAAGGAAAAGACGGACAGTCTGGCCCGCATGGCTGGGGGTATGAAATGACCCTCGGCGAGCACCAAGAAGCCTTCGCGCGCGACATGGTTGCGCTGGTACAACAGGCATGGGCCATGGGATATGCAGTGCGCCTCGGAGAGGTGCAACGCCCTCTGGAGATGCAAGAAATCTACGTCCGCACTGGGCGCAGCAAGACCATGGACTCTGCCCACATCAAGAAGTGCGCGGTAGACCTTGTTTTGCTCATGGGGGGCAACGTCTGCACCCGGGCGCAAATCAAGCCGCTGGGCGACTGGTGGGAAGCCCAAGGGCCGCTGAACCGCTGGGGCGGCAACTGGCGAGGGCTGGTGGATTCTGGCAAAAGTAGTTTTGTTGACGCGCCCCACTTTGAGCGCAAAGTCTAGCGACAACGCGTCGCTACGCCGGTAGAATCTCCCCTACCACAATTTGTTTGGAGATATTCATGGCAACATCGAAAAAACCCGCTTTCCTGTTCAAGGGCAAAGAGTCCAAGAAGGAAGAGGCCGCCGAGAAGAAAATGGGCAAGGCTGCTTACGCCAAGGGCGAGAAGATGGAGGGCGGCAAGTCCACCTCCAAAATGGCCCCCAAGTTCGGCAAGAAGTAAGGAGAATCCCGTGGAAAAGAAACCCCTCATTCCTCGCAAAGCCGCATCCGCTCCGATGGACAAGGCTGAACGCGCTGCCCGCGCCGAAGCTGCCGACATCAAGATGCAGAAGGCCAACACCAAAGCGTACGACGCCTCCCTGAAGTACAAGAACGGCGGTATGGTCAAAATGACCCCCAAGTCCACACCGTACATGTGCGGCGGCAAGGTCAAGTAGCCATGCCAAAGAAGGCTTTCCAAGACCCGAAGGGTGGTCTCAACGCTGCCGGACGTGCGCACTACAAGCGCACCGAAGGTGCCAACCTGAAACCCCCCGCACCCAACCCCAAGACCAAAGCAGACGCAGGCCGCAAAGCCTCGTTTTGCGCGCGCATGGGCGGGGTCAAAGGTCCGATGACCGACGAGAAGGGGCAACCCACTCGCAAGGCGTTGGCCCTCAAGGCTTGGAAGTGCTGATATGGCAGGTACTGCGCTAAAAATTGTTCGGTTCTTGGGCGAGGCTCCCAAGATCAGCCCTGAACTGTTACCGGAAACGGTAGCGCAGTACGCGTTCAATCTCGACTTGTCGTCGGGGGATTTGCTGCCGTACCGGCGCAATGAAGAAATGACCACGCTGGACAAGGTCGGCACGGTCAAGACCATCTACCCAATGACGGACCCCGGCGACGGCAGCCTCAAGTGGCTCCACTGGATTACCGATGTGGATGTGGCCACTGCCCAGATTGAGGGTGACACCACCCAGCGCATTTATTACACGGGCGACGGCGTGCCCAAGGTCACGAATTTCACCATGGCGACATCCGGCGCCGAGTTTCCGACGACTAGCTACACGCTGGGCCTGCCCCTGCCAGCAGCTACGCCGATTGCTACGGCAACGGCGTTTGCGGAAAAAACCGTGTCCTCGCGGGCGCGGGACTCGGGCGGCACGGCTACCATCGGCACCACGGCGGCCCATGGGCTGACCACAGGCGATTATGTCACCACGACCGATATTGACGGTACAGGGTACAACCTGACCAACGCTCCGGTTACCGTAGTCAACGCCACCACATTCACGTACTTCACGTTTGGCGCGGCCGAGGCTACGACCACTGAGATAACGGCCCCGCTGGGTAAGGTAAACCTCGCAGGCACCATCGAACCACGCACCTACGTGTTCACGTACTACACCGCGTGGGAAGAGGAATCCGTCCCCTCCGAGCCCAGCGCTGCTGTGTTCGTCAAGGAAGGCCAGACCGTCACCGTCACTGGGCTGCCCGCCTCGTGGACCCACGGCGCTGGATACCAGACATCCGGCATGAAGGTGCGGATATACCGCACTGTGCTGGGCGTCAGCGGCACGGAGTATTACCGGGTTGGCGAGGTCACGCTGGGCACTACATCCTTTGTTGACGACATCGACGTTTCTACGCTCGACGCGGACACCCTGCTGGAGTCATTGGACTACGACCAGCCCGAGACCAACATGGCCGGTATGCTGACCATCCACAATTCCATGATTGTGGGGTTCTTCGGCAACACCCTGTGCTTCTGCGAGCCGGGCAAGCCACACGCGTGGCCCATCAAGTACCGCCAGCAGATTGACTCCACCATTGTGGGACTGGGCGCGTTCGGCACTACGCTGATCGTGCTGACAGACCGGACACCGTGGAAGGTGGACGGCAACAACCCCGAGGCTGTCTCGTTGGCCCGCACCGACTACGTGCTGCCCTGCGTGTCCAAGCGGTCCATCGTCAACATCGGATTTGGTGTTATGTGGTCCTCGACGGGCGGCATGGCGGTCTACTCCACGACAATCGGCACGGATTACATCACCAAGAACGTCCATAGCTGGACTACATGGCCACAAGCGGTTACACCGGCCGGGGTGATCGGCGAATACTACCGGGGCAGGTACTTTGGCTCTGACAGCACCAACACTTTCCTGTTTGAGCGCAATGACCAAGTGGGCGGCCACCTTGTTCGCACCGACGTGATTTTTACCGCTGCGTATTACCTACCCGCCACCGACTCGTTCTACTACGTGGACAGCGGCAAGGTGCATCTGTGGAATTCGCCCAACGTGGGGCCAACGACACTGGATTGGAAATCGAAGGTATTTACCACCAAGCAGTTTGTCAACTTCGGCGCTGCCCGGGTCATCGCGGATTATTCCACGCCCGAGGGTGAGGCAGCCCTTATTGCCGAGAATGCGGCCATCGTGGCAGCTAACGCCCTGATACTTTCAGCGACCACCGAAGGGGGCGCCATGGGCGAGGACGAGGCCAACGAATTATCACTGAACGGCTCGCGGTTGACCCCCCTGACGGTGCCCGAGTTCAACGCCACGTTCCAATTCTTTGTGAACAAGCAATTGGTGTACACCAACATCATCACGAACGACCAACCGTTCCGACTGCCCACGGGGTACCGGTCTGACACCTTCGAGGTGCGGGTCGCCACCACGGCGCGCGTGCGGGCCATACACTTGGCCGAGACTGTGTCCGGACTGCGAGGCGTGTAATGCCAAAGTTTCAGGGCATACCGTCCATACCCAATGAGAAGATTCCGCAGTGGCAGTATGACCTGTTGGCGGCGTTCAAGGAAAACATAGAGATCATGATGGGCCAGCGCGGCCCCGGGCGCAGCATCTCAAATGACTCGGTGGGCGTAACCCCCCAGAATTTACAGGTGATGACGCAGCTTTCCGCCCGGGGCGATGCGAACTATAACACCACGCAGTTAGCGGCCAATGGCTCTCCAACTCTGGCGGACTACTACAAACTGCTCAACGATGTGCAGCAGTTAGCCGCTGACGTGGCTAAAATACAGAATGCGTTCAATGCGCTCCTTGAAAACATGAGGCGGTAATATGGCAACACAGAAAACACGGAAATCTCTCGGTGGGGCACGCGGTGCGTCTAGCAGCGTAGGGAACTATTTTGCTACGCCACCCGTGTCCATACCCGTTCCGGGGGTAAACGCCGCGGCCCCCGAAATACTGCCCCCAGAACAGGCGATGCCTTCGGGCGGCCGGTCGGGAGATTCCCCTGGCGGATCGTCTGGGAACATTACCCCCGGACTAGATACACTCGACAACGATACCCAGTCGCCGGGCGCAGGACTTTTCCAAACCACACCTAGTTCGCCCGGTACGCTGCAGGATTTTTCCAAGGTAGCTTCGGGTATTTCCAATGTGCTGGCCCCCGTCGCTATTGGCACGAGGGACGCTGGGCTGTTCGGAGTTTCCCGCGCGGTGGGTACTGCGGGTAAAGTCGCTGGGATTGGCGCAGACATCGGTGCCCAGAACTACGGCAAGGCGATGGTCGGCGCCGCTAGTTTTCTGCCCGGCCCAGTCGGTCTGGCGTTGGGTGCTGGACGCGCTGCATACGACGCGTATCAAGGATATAACACTGGCGTAACTGGACCTGATAGCTCCATGGCTGCGCAGACGGCGGCCAACGTGGGCGCGGGGTTCCCTGTGGGCCGGTCCATGCAGAACGCGGCCTTCGGGTCTGGCGGATTCTTCGGCACTCCGCTGGCCGATGTGCCTGCGGCCAACCCCATGCAGCAAGACCCCGCCACGATGGGCGGTGGGTATTATGGGTATCCAGATACAGGAACCGAATCGTTTTCCGCGCCCGGCGCCGATACCAGCCCAGACACTACTTCGGACACTGGCCCAGACACTACTTCGGACACTGGCCCAGACACCAGTTCTGATACAGAAAGTCGTACCAGCACTGAAAATCCCGGAGGCGGATGGTCTGGCGGCGGAATGGCAGACGGTGGCCCGGTGGGCCTCTCCATGTCTGGTTATGCTGACGGCGGCGAGGTCGGCGGCGGTCCCCTTCTGGCCATGGGCTTTGCCAACGGCGGCCCTACGGGCGGTCCCGGTATGTCCCGTCCCGGCATGGGGGCAGACACGTCGCCCCAGATGATCGAGATGCGCGTGAACCAGATGGCGCGCAACCCCCAGTTCCGCCAGAAAATCATGGAGACCATGCAGCCCCTGCTGCAGTCTGGCGAATTGACACCGCAGGAGATAACTGTGATGGGCCAGATTGCTATGGCCAGCATGCAGAACCCCAAGCTATACCCACAGCTTCGCCAGTTTGTTGCTGCACAGGGCATGTCCCCGCTGCCCCCATCGTACGACCCCATGACTATCATCAAAATCCTGTCCGTTACACGGGCGCTGGAGCAGTCAGGTGGCGGCATGGCGCAGCCGGGCCAAGGGCAACCCACACCTGCCGGACAAATCCCACCGACATCGCAGGCGCAGATGGTCAACCCCACGGGCGGACCAGATGGCGGTATGCTGCAGGGGCCGGGCACCGGGCGCAGCGATTCCATCGGTACACAGAACCTGTCCACGGGCGGGCCGGTCAAGGTGTCCAACGGCGAGTATGTGATACCCGAGCACGTAGTCCGTGCCAAGGGTCGTGACTTTTTTGACGCGCTCTTGCGTCGGTATTCGGAAGTTCCGAAAGCGGAGGCTTAATCATGGATTTCATGGACTATGTAAACAGTGCGTGGGATTGGGCGCAGTCCAACCCTGAGATAGCTGGTGCGGGAGCAGGACTGGTAGTCCACCGCCTGACTGGTGGCAAGAGCGAGGGCGATCTGCAGGCCATGGGCCTTGGCGCTGCGCTGGGCGCCGGAGCCAATTATGTTGCTGGCAACTGGGACAACCAAGCAGCAGCATCCCCTACAGCCCCTGTCGCCGGTATGCCTGCGGCAACGCCAGTCTCTTCGGCAGCCACCATGGGCACCGGGGTAGATATGGGCAAACCGGGAGAAACCGCTGTGGGCGGGTACGGCGGCTATACGGGGACGACTGGGAATACCGGGGTCACTGGGGATACCGGCGGCACTATGATGAACAAGGTCAATGCGGGCCTCGGCAAGATACGGGAATGGGCCGGAGAAAATGAGGGTGTGCGTTTGGTGGGCAAGGGCGTTTCTGCGTACCTCGGCAATCAAGCAAAGCGCGCGGCCGCTGCCCCTGTCCAAGCGTACAACGAGCAATACCGGGGTCAGGCCGACGCGGCCACGGCTGCGAATGCTGCGAATGTGAGCAAAAAGAACGCACTGGTGGACCAACAGGTGTCGGACTACTTGGCCATAGACCCCCAGCGGGCGGGCAGGCAGGCGTACGCGGGCACACTGAGTCGTATCTCTGGGCAGGCACAGAAGGCCGCCACAGAAGCGGCCGGTAGGGGCCACAGCGCCGCTACTGTGGCGGCCGACAAGCGTCGGGGCATGGTGGGCGCAACTACCGGGGCTACGACCGCTGCCGAGGTTGCCCGTTCTGGCGCAGAGGGAACTCGTCGTGTAGGACTCAGCGGGATCCAGTACGTGCCGCAGGCTACCCCGCAGTACGATTCGAGTTATGTTACCGGCTTGGGCACGGCGAGCGATACCGGGGACACCACAGGTGGTGCATACTCCCTGTACGAGGACGTGCTGGGCTTGTCCAAGAAAAAAGCCGAAACGCAAGTAGGAGTGTAATATGGGATTCTTAGCTGAATACGGTACCGCGCGGGGAACCGAGCGCACCCTTGATGACCAAGCGCTGGCCCGACAACGTCAGGTGGTGGCAGACACTGGCGCCGCACAGGCGCGCATGGAAAAACTGAGACAGGCCGAGATTCTTCGCCGCATGCCCACACAGGAAGCATTGCCCGACACGTCGCGGATTCAGTGGGGAACCACGGGTGGGCCTGCGTCCACTGCGTCCACTGTGGCTGCACCGGCTGCCGCTGCGAAACCAGTAGCCGACGCTGGAAACATGGGCGCGTATGTCCCTCGGGCTGGTACCGGCCGTAAAGCAGCTATCCCGCCCACGAAGCCCGAGCCCGAGCGCACGCACCTATGGCACGCGGAGGGGTCTGACCCAAACCTAAATACACCGTATGGCGAGAGTGTGGGCAAGGCTTTGGCTTTCGTGCCCAACCTTATAGCCTCCGGAGCAAAACACCTTATAAGCGCCCCCGGGTACGGATTGCAATCCCCCAAGGCTAAAGCTACGCCAGAGCAACTTCGGATGGATGCCCTGCGTAGCGAAGAAGCGGCGCGGACTGGCGGCGCGGCCGACCAAGCGGCTGCACAGGCACGTCGTGCGGCTACCCCTACCCCTACCCCTACCCCGGGCACCGACTTCATCTCCCGTATCCGGCAAGCGGAGAGCGGTGGGAACATGGCGGCCATTGGCCCAAATGTGCCGGGCCAAGGCACAGCCAAGAGCGACATGCAGGTGATGGACAGGACCAGCGGAGACCCCGGCTACGGCGTTCGTCCTGCGCAAAATAACTCTGTGGAAGAACGGTCCCGTGTTGGGCGCGACTACGCCCAAGCCATGCTGAACCGATACGGCAATGAAGCAGAGGCTGCTGCTGCCTACAACTGGGGTCCGGGCAACTACGACCGGTGGAAGGCCAGCGGCGCAAACCTTGCCCAAATGCCCGCCGAGACCCGCAACTATGTCGCCAAGGTAACCGGGCAGCAAGCGGCTGGCGGGGCTCCTGCGCAACAAGTGCCCGGCGCTCCCACCGCTGCCGCTCCCGAGACTCCCATCTCTCGCGTTATCGCCTCTGGCGGGTTCACTCCCGAGCAGTTGTCGAACATGGCCGGGCAACAGGGGCGCATGGCCCAGTTCAAGATGCAACAAATCCAGCAGCTTGCGCAGGTAACCAACGATCCCAAGCAGCTTCAGCAGTATCAGGACTCATACGCGGACCTGCTGTACTCCGTGCGGGAAGCCCACTTCGCCAATTTGTATGCCCAAGACAAACTCAGCGACACGGAGTACGCCCAAATCAGCGAACAAGAACGTGCCCGGGCACAGGCCGCCGCCGCCGAACGCCGGAAGGTTGCGCTCAAGGCCGAAGGGGAAATCGCTGTGGCAGATGCCCAAGGCGTGAACGCCCGGATGCTGGAGCAGCAGAAGGCGATTGCAGAGGCTGCGAAAATCTTCGGGGGTACCGAGGGACTGAAGATTGTCTCCCCGGACGATGGCAAAACCATCTTCGTAACCCGAGGCAATCAGGTGCTGCGGTACATTCCCGGGGTCATGACTCCTGTGGGCATGTCGGAGTCTTCCATGGTCCCGGTAAAAATGGGGTCATAAATCCCCTGCCGCTATACAATACCCTCAGTTAACTCTGGGGTTGCGTATGGCTAATTTGTTCGATTCAAACACGCGTTCTGACGAGGCCCTTATGGGCGGCGCAAAAGCAGAGGCTGCCATGGGCACTGTCCCCCGGGCAGGACTCAGCATGCCCCGGTCCCGTGTGGCTGCGCAAGACCCCATGGCCAACCCAGAGGCGTATGCACAACAACTCAACGCGCTGCGCGCGCCCCGCACGCCCGCACCTGCCCCAGCGGCCGCGAACGCGGACCCCATCATCGGGTACGACACAGCATCTGGCATGTACCTGTCGGGTGGCCAGAAGTTCAGCGGCTCCAACCTGAGCGAGATCGACGCGGCCATGAAGGCCGGGTATCTGGACATCGACAATACCGACAAGTTGCCGCCCGGCGTCGCCCGGGTACGCGCCTCGCAGATCAAGAACTACCTGCAGGCCGAAGGCGTCAAGCGCGGGTTCGGTTCCGCCGCCTCAGAAGTGGGCAGCCAAATCTGGCAAGGTGTGAAAGACATCCCCCAGATGGGTGTGCGCGCCGCGCAGTTTGCTGCCCCGGCGGGGTCAGCGGCCGAAGAATTCCTGAAACAAACGGGTGACGAGTTCGACACGGGCCAAGCCCAGTACAACCCCGACGTGTATGG